CAGTCTTCACGGTGTCAAAGCTCGGCGCCAGTTCCGCCAAGCGGCCCTGCTGGTCTGCTTCTTGCAAGTCTCCGGCGTCGACCACCGCGGTGTTGAACAGCACGTCGGTTTTCTTGTCGATGCTTTCATAGATACCGAAGCCCGCGGCCACGAGGGGCTCAGCGTGCTTGATGACTGACTTGACGAATGGGTCCTTGGAAAACTTGGGCGCGCTCACCGCTCCGGGGTTGCCCTTGGCGACGGCAAAAATCATCGGGTTGTCCAGCACGTCGGCCGGAAGGAGCTCGAGCATTGCGGCCGGGTTGGTGCGCGATGGTGCCGCAGGTGCAGCGGCTTCGGGCGCGGGCGCAGGTGCTGGGGCCGCACCTACGGCTTGAATGTCGGCGGGAGCGAGATTTAGGTCTGCCATAGTGGTTAAGAGGTTCGGCGTTTTGGTTCGATGTCAAGGCTGGAATCTGGTGTGATATCTTCCAGCGCGCCCTCTTCGTCGCGGACAGGCAGGTAACGTTGAGAGCCCTTGACCAGAGCGGCCATTTCCTCCGGCGTCAGGCCGAAGGATTCGAGAGTGACTTCTTTATGCGGCATATTTTTTGGGTTTGATGTCGAGCTCCAGCTGGGCCTTTGGCTTCTTGGCCTTGGGCTTGACCTCTTCTGGCGTGAAAATCAACTGGCCCTCTGGGGATTTGACAGTTCGGTCTAGGAGCGTGTTGTAATCTGACTTCGCTTTTCCGGCTGCACCGGTCCATCCGTTTTTCTCCCACAGGTCTTTCTCGGCGAACCAGAGAATGGCTTGGAGCGCATCGGCCTTGATGCCCAGATTGTCCGCCGCCTGTTGGAATGCTTTCTGGCCGAAGAAAAACTCAGGGTCCGCGACTCCGGACTCGTTCGCATTCTGGATTCGCCAAGGCTTGCCAGACTCCTCGTTGGCAAGACGCGACAGGGCGCGCATGGCCCACACGTCGATGGTAGCCTTGAAAGTGGTGCCCGCGAGGTTGCCTGTGAAGTTTGGGGTCTTTGGTCCTTGCACTCCCTCGAGCCAAGAGCCATCGAGAACCTTGAGCACCGCTCGAGAGTTCATACCAAACTTTTTGCCATTGGCTTTCTTGGGAATCAGGTCGTGCTTCTTCTGCCACCAGTTCAGAAAGGCTTCCTTAGTCGCCTTCTTGCCGGTCTTGCCCGTCTCTTCCGTGAACTCGGCGATGTCACCCGCTGCAAACTTGTGCTTGCCCTCTTGATATTTGGCAAGCATGGCGTCGTAGGCTCCGCTCTTGTATTGGTTGTAAGCTCCAAGGGCATCCTTGAAGTTGGGGCCGACGGCTTGCTGTGGAGACGTGGCGCCTAACAACTCGGCGAACAGCTTCGTGTCGTCGCCCAGAACCTTGCCGACCTTGTCTCGGAAAGTGGAATACCAAAACTCACCCTCCGAAATCACCGGGTTCTCTTTGGCCTTCTGGTATTCTCGCTCCAGCTTGTCCGCAAGTGCGCTCGCGAACGCGTCTTCGTCGCCAAGCTTCTGGGCTAGGTCAGATTTCAGCAGGTTGTAGGGTTTCGCCTTGGGCAAGGGCTCTCCGTCCCACTGGGCCTCGTAGTTGCCGTCCTTGTCCTGACGGAACTCGAGCGGGAAGGCCTCAGGAAAATTCTGGCTCTTCTCGATTTTGTTCTGAACGTAGGCATTGAACTCGGGGGTGCCCGCCACCTTTTTCTGGGTGACGTGAGCTCCGGTTGCCGGTTTGGCCACGCGTTCTTCCGGTGCGGCACTGAAAGCGAAGTCCTCCTTATTTCCGAACACGGCGTCCTTCACGAACACGCTGTTGCCCGCGCTCACGGCTTGAGAACCGCTGACCACGGGCTCCTCGGTGCCCTTCTCGAAGAAGTAGGAGTGTCTGGTCGGGTTGTAACCCACCTCGGTCCACTCTCCACCCGCCTCGGGGACCTCACGGGACGGATTGAACTCGCCCTCGACCGTCGCAATCGGAAACTTGGCGCGGCCCTCCTTAATTTGTAGAGCGCCCTTCTCGTTGGAGAAAAAGGTCGGGTTGTCCACAGTGGCCACGCTGTCGTAGCCGATGCGTTTTCCGACTGCGCCGCCTTTGGCTTTCTCGTGAACGGTCACCACGTAGGTGCCGTTGCGCGTGAACGCGGGAATGTCGATGCGGAGACCGACAGGCGTGCCGGGCTCGAGGTCTCGGTGCGCGCCGACGAAAGGCTTCTTGTCCTCGCTGAGGGCAGCGGTGACTTCCTTGTCGGTCGGGACACTTGGAGAAAAAGATTCCTCACCCCCACCCATGGCGCGGGCCTGCTGGATTTTTGTGGGGCCAGTCTTGGGGGCTCGCTCCGCTGCTGCCTTCGCCGCCACGTCCCGGATTTCCGGGCTGGGCTTGGCGACAGGAGAAAAACTTTTGCCGCGATTGAACTCGTCGCTCTCTAGCATCCCCTCTTTTTCCATGTTTCCACCGCGGGTCTTCTCACCGTAGCCCTCCTTGAGCTGGCCAATTCTCTTGCCGTGCTCGAAGGCCTCTTGGCGGTTCAGGAACTTTCCGCTCTCGGTCACGAAGCCGTCTTCGATGAAATCAATCTTCTCTCCACCCATGACGGAGTCCAATAATTCCGTGAGGCTTTTGAATCCTTCCGGCAGAGCTTCTTTGGGACCTTCACCGCGGCCCACGGCATCCGCCATGTTCAAGTAAGCCTCGCCGTGCCACGAACCCGTGTAAATGTTTCCACCCTTGGTTCGGATGGCTGCCATCTTGACTGGGTCCAGACTCTTCTCGAAGTCTGCCGCCACAGAAAAGCTTTGCTGCGGTTCCGAGAAGGGCGGCACTGCGTCCTTGAACTCGTCGACGAGCTTCAGGCCTCGACGTGCGCTGCCCGTTCCCTGTGCGGCTTCCCAAGCCTCGCGGAAGAACTGGGCCTTCATGATGGTGGGCATCGCGGCTTCGAAATCACCCTTCGCCATGAACTCCTTGCCCTGCGCTTCCGCTTTGTCGCGCATCGTGGCGAGCTTGGCGAGGTCCGCCCTATCTGTTAGGCTGAGCCCGAGCCGGTATGCGGCGGGCGTGAGCTTTCCACCCATGGTGGTCTTGATTGTGTCGGTCCACTCCTGCGGGGACTGGTCGAGAATCTTCGCGGCGTCGGCCACGTTCTTCACGGAGAAGCCAGCGCGTGTAATGTCCGTCGAGCCACCGCGGCCAGTGACGTCGGGTCGTGGGGTGACGGACTCGATGTTCTCCTGCTTGATGTTCTCGGTGACCTCAATGAGATTCTCGACGGGCGCGCCCTTGGCACGCAAATCATTTCGCAGCGGGTTCACTTCCATGATGCTGCGGGCGGCGAGCTCGCCTTCGATGGGCTTGAAGGTCGCCTTCTGGACGTCCGCGGCCGTGAAGCCTGCAGGGGTCGCGGGTCGCTTGCCCTGAATCTCAGCCAGAATCTGTCCCTTGATGTTGCCGGGAACCTTTCCGGCCTGCTGGCCCTTGACCGTCGCGGGGATGTTGAGGCCCTGCACCAGATTCAAAAAGTCCATGCGCTCCGGGGAAATAATCGCCGCCGGTCCGGCCGGGTCCTGAGGCGGAATGCTCTGTCCAACGTCACGCGTGCGCGTCTCGGGCGCGAGCGCTTGACCGTCGCCACGGAAGCCTCGGTCCTGATTGGACCAGTAATCCTTGAGGTCCTGCACTGCCTCGGTCCAACCGGCCTCGGTGAGTTTTCCAGACGCGTCGACCTCGTAGGGGAGGGCTACTTTTTTGTCTGCCGCCATGTCCACGGCGTTCTTGATGTTCGCGAGGGCCTTGTCCACGCTCCGGGCGGTCAGCTGCTTGCCACCCTTAATCCAGCGCGTGCCGAAGAAAAGTTTCTGGTGCGGTTCCCGGACGGAGTCGGGCACGGCGCCCATGGCCTCGGCGATGTAGGCCGCTTCCTGCTCTGCGCGTCGCTCGCCCCGGGCCACCGGTTTCTCGGGGCTCGGCCCGCCCTCGCGGATGACGCCCTTGTGGACAATCTCCACGGCGTGACCGGCGTTCATGGCGTCGTTGATGGCGGTCACCTGTGGGACCTTGTCCGCCTTCACCGCGGCAGCCGCTGCTTGGTCGGTGTTGGTCACCGCAGCTCGTTCGGAGGCAAAGTCGGCCTGTTCCTTCGGAGTGACCCGGATATTGGGGGCTTGGGGCGCCGGGGCCGCGGGAGCCGGGGCGGGGGCGGGCTTTGCGCTGGGAGCCGCTGGGGCTGCCGCAGCCGGAATCTGGGGTGTCGGGGTGGGTTCCGCCGCCGGGCGCCTAGAAATCGGTCCTGAGGGCGCCGCCTCGAGCGGGTTGCCGGGCGTCGCGGTGCCCAATCGGCCTTCCTTGGCCCGCTTGGTCATGTCACCGAGAAAATCCTGCGCTACTCGGGCTTCAGCCGTGCTTGGGCGAATGCCGAGAGCAGAGACACCCGGTCCTTGTGGAAGGGCTTTCCCTCCAAGCGAATAGCCCATTTTGTCGAGGACCGAGCTGGCGAAGGTGGCGCCACGTTTGACGATGCTGGGACGGACTCCGCTGAGGTCGGAGGCGTTGACAATACGCCCAAAGACTTCGGCGGCAGCCTCTTCAAGAATTTGGTTTTCATTTAGGTGTGCGACCCACTGTTCTTTCGGTTTTCCGCCATTGAGTGCGGAGTTGTAAGTGTCTGACAGCCAAGCCTTCTCTTCCGGAGTCCAAGTCTTCGCGATGTGGGACTCAAGGGCCTTAGATGCTTGAGGGTCAAGGCTTTTGAAGGCGTGATAGAGCTCGTGCCCGAGACCGTTGGTGTCCTTGTTCAGGAGAATCTGTATGACCGGCTTCGTGGTGCCGTCCGGGAGCAGCTGCTCGCCCCGCTTGACATAGAAGCCCTCCGCGGCCGACGAGCCCGCCACGTTCGGGACGTTGTTGACGAAGGTGTTCTGGTCGACCCCGTAAAACTCAACGCCCGCATCCCGGAAAAACTCCCGGGCTTGGCTGAGCAGGGCCTGCTCGCCCTTCGGCAGATTGGGCAGGTGCTCTTGGTGCGCGATGTCCAGCTTGGTGTCCGTGCCGTAGGCCGGAGAGTCCACCACGGGACCTTGGTCCACGGTCTCAAAAACTTTCTTGGCCAGCTGATTCTGGACAGCGCGACCAACGGCTTGCTCTCCGCGTTCCGCGACGTTCTTTGCGACGCCCGCGCCCGCGAGACCAGCGCGCAGAAAACCCGCGCCTGCAATCATGCCGCCGAGGCCTTCGCGTTCCTCCTCAGTCGAGCCGAGGAAAAGAGGCGTTGCGATGACGGCGCCTTCCGCCGCGCCCTTCACGCCTTCCGAAACCACGCGCCCAACAGCGGGTGCCGCGGCTTGAATTCCGCGACCGGTGGCCGCAATTGCCTGCCCACCGACCTTGGCCACCGTGGGAGCCGCGAGAGCCGCAACCAGTGGCGAGATGTCGCCGCTCATTGCCGCGTGAATCGCGCCGTATCCCCGGGCCGCGCCGGAACGAACAAGCGCCGGGCCTTTCGTGGCCACAGTCTCACCGATTTTCTCGACGGCTGCGCCACCTTTCGCCACGGGCCAAGCCGCGGCCTTTTCCATGGCGCCGTTCACCGTCTTCGCAAAAAGCTCTGCCGCTGCCGGAGAGACTGCCTTGCCGAGAATAAATTTTCCGCTCCGGCCGACCACTCCGACAACGCCGCCTATGGGAACGAGGTTCACGGGGTCCGTGATGATGGACAGCTTCTCGATGGCGTTCGGGTCCAGTTGGACGCCAGCCGCCTTGAGCCCGTCTTGGTCCGTGCCTAACACTTTCGCGAGCTCTCCGTTGCCCTTGCCCGCGTTGATTTCGGCGCGCTTAAAGTCCGCGTCGAAGGCCAAACGCTCTCGTGCAGTTTTTCCGCGAGGAACAACTCCGAGAGCAGGGCCGACCTTGTCCGTGACGATGGTGACCCAGCGTTGCTGCGCAGTGTCCGCGGCGCCGATGGCTTCGGAGAGTCCCTTGGCCGCAGCAGGAAGGTCGCCCTCGGAAAGGTGGCCAGCCACTTGTCCGCCCGTTTCAAAAACTTGTCCAACACCCGATGCGAGCGTCTTGAGAAATTCCACACCGCCTGCGGCGGCTTTTCCAACGGTCTTGGCCGTCTCTATTGGATGCAGCGGCGCGGTGGCAATCGCTTTCGCGAGCCCGCCCACACCCATGCGTTCCTTCTCGCGCTCTTCGAAGGCCTGCTCTACCTTTTGCAGCGCAGTCGGGTCAGCCAAAAGTGCGTCCGTGTTCTTCGCGTAAAACTCCACCGGGTTGAACTCAGTTTTGTCTTTCAGCAAGTCCTCAATCTTTGTGGACCGGAGCTTGTCCATGTCATACCCGCGCATGTCGCCCGCGGGAGTCGCTCCCTCGAATGGGTCAGCCACGGTTGTCGGGATTGCGCCCGCAAAAGGGTCCGCAACGGGTTCCGGGACCGCAGCTGGTGGATTAGCCCGCGCCTGTTCAAAGGACGGAATCAGCGGCGCGCCCGGCGTGATTGCCTGAGCAACGTAGGGATTCCCTGCGAGCGTCGCCCCTGCAAAGGGGTCGCCCGACTTCGTGACGGTGGGCACGGTCGGCAGCGTAGGAGTTGCCATTATGGTTGGAAGTTAGGATTAACCCAAACGTTCTTCGGGTCGTTGGGCTTCTTGAAGAATTGAACGGTCGCCGGGATTTCTGCTAGGCTGGAGTAGACTGGGGCGGCATTCGCCTGCTCCACCGTCGGGCGCGGGGCCTGTGAAGGAGCGGGTGCCGCACCGGGAATTTCCGGTCCGCCACTCTCCAGCAAGGCACGATGTTCCAGAGGAACCACTGAGCCCGGAGGCAACCCCGCCGAGCGCTCTCGCTCCACGTATTGCTTGATGCGCGGGGTTAGGTTCTGCACCTGCCCCTGATAAACAGGAACCGCCGCCTCGCGCAATTCCTTGCGCTGTTCGGGGGTGAGAATCTGACCCGTCAAGGTTTGGTTATACCAGTTCATGATGGTGTCCGGAACTCCACGAGCGTTCTTCACGGAGGCATACTCGCCCTCTCGAACCGTCGAGCCGGGGTCGAGGATTTTCATCCACTGGAAAATCGCCGCTTGGTCGCGCAAAGGCGTGGGCTTGACTGCGGGGTCCGTGGCCGTAATTAACTTGTTGTAGGCGGCATCGACCTTGTCGAAATCATGCAACGCCGGTAGCGCGTTGTATTCCTTGGCGATTTTCTCGACGTCGGCTGAGCGCTGCTCTGGCCCCTTAGCCACGGCTTGCGCCTGTGCCTTGCCGAGCTCCTTCATCGTCTCAAACTGAATCTCCTGCAGCTTCTCGTGCGTGAGCCGCTCGCTGAGCTGGTGACGGAGTTCCTTGTCGTATTCGGGAGTGCCGGGCTCGAGAGTGCGCGTGCGCTCCTTGACCTCTTTCTTGTAGAGCCCGTATTCCGGACCCTTCTCTCCCGCGATTTCCAGATTGGTTTTGTAGACGGCGCGAGCTCGGTTGGCTTCTTCCGAGTTGTCTCCGGGCCGAAAATTATTCACCTCACCCAGCACCCACTCTTCGAAAGGCGCGGGCTTGACGTCCTCTTGCTTCACCTTCAACTCCGGAGTCGCGGTGCCGAAAACTAAGATGGCTTCCTTCTGGCGGGCGCGTTTGACGAAAGCTTCCTGCGCGGGGATGGCAATCGCCGGGTCCTCGCTGTTCATCTGATTGAGAATGGTCTGCTGCTCCACTCCGCCTTGAGCCTGCGCCTTCGCGAGCTCGCGCTGGATTGGACGCACCTCGAGGTCCAGTGCAGCCTGTTCCGCTTGACCCTTGGCCGCGACGTTCTGTGCGCGCTCGGCCTCGTAGCCAGTGGTGCCCACGGTCTGACGCCGCTTGATGTCCTCGACGGTGATGACGCCTTGACGATACGCGTCCATGAAGTCCTTGAACTCCGGCAGCGTGCCGAGTGAGGACGGGTCGACAATCGGTTGAGCGACTGCGCCAAGCGAGTTGGCTTGAACTTGTGCTGGGACTAGGTCTGCGATTCCGGGCATAAAAGTGATTTGTTAGGCGGCGGTTTGACCAGTCAGACCGGCCGTGGGAAGACCTCCACCTCCGCCACCATAAGCCCCGAGGGCACTGGTTGCGAACTGTCCACCCGCCTTGATGTAGGCAGCATTGGCTTCGCCCGCGGCGAGGGCCTTGTTCGCTTGAATCTGGCCCTTCTGTCCGCGAATCTTCAGGAGCGTGTTGCCCCGGTTGATTTGCAGGTTTGCCGCTTCCGCCCCCGTGAGGCCAGCCTGTGGCAGCGTCTGCTCCCCGATTCCGAACGTGCCCGCGGCGACCTGTCGCTGCGTGGCTTCGCTCTGACTGATGGTCGGGAAAATCGAGGACAGGATTTTAGCTCGCGACTCCTGCAGGCCTGTAGCAGTCTGTGCGAGTTCCTGTGCCTCGCGATTGCGCTGTGCCTCGAGGGCAACGCCCGCGCTGCCGAGGGCCTGATAAAGATTTCCTCCGATGGTGGTCTTCGTGGGCTTGAGCCCAGCCTGCGCACCTTGGCTCACGCCTGCACGGACCAGCTCCGCTTGAAATTCGGGTGGCAGGGTGGCTCCTTGATTGAGCTTCTCCTGAGCCTTCGCGATGATGCTGTCCTTGAGGGCTTCGAGATTTTTGTCGGGAGTGATGTTCTCGGTGAAAAGCTGCTTGGCAACCTGCACCGATTCACGGCTCGCTCCGGGCTTCTGGGCCTCGGCTAAAAGCTGTTGCTTGCCGAGCTTTCGCATCTCGGCCAACTCGGGGTCGATTTCTTCCTGCAGGCGGATGCGCTCGAGTGCGCGGTTGCGTTCCGCCGTGACGTTGGCCTGCTGCACCTTGTCGTAGCCGAGCTCTTCGCCGAGAATTTTCTTCTGGCCCTTAAGAGCCTTGGACTGGGCGTCGGCTGCCTTGTCGGCGGCGGCTTTCTTTGCGGCGGCGGCGCCCGCGACAGAAGCCGCGGCGATTCCCCCGATTACGAGTGCAGTGATAACGGCCATATTATAAATCTTTTTTGTAAATCTTCTCGAAGGCGTAATATCCCCGCGCTTCAAAAACCCTCTCGAGTCCCGCGCCCATGTGCAGGAAGTGACACATGACCAGCTCTTCGCAATTGCTTTCTTTCGCGTCCTTCTCGAACTGGTCGAGCAGCTGAAGCCCGACGCCACTCTTCCGGTGCTCCGGAGTGACATACCAGAACTGCTCCGCGGCAGCCTTGCATCCGGTGTAGGGGTCCGGAGAAAACGTGGCGCCTAACAAACCGATGGCACGAAAAGCTTTTGCGTCAGTGTCATACTCGACGAGCCCGTAAATTTTCCCGATGTTGTTCTCGAGGAGAAATCGCCAGAACTGGTAAAAGCTCTCTTCGTTGAAGGGCCTTCGTCCCGCCTCTTTCAAGAAGGCGTGGCCAATCGGATAGGCCAGCGACAGGTCGTGACGATTGAGTTCGATGAGTTTCATTCGACTCCAAAGAATCCCACTGCGACCAAACGCGCACCCGACGAGCCCTCGCCCCAGCCCTCGAGGGGCCAGCGGCTGTGGAACTGCACTGTGGGGTAGCAAATCATTCTATTGGGTTTCATCTCCTCGAGGTGAATCATCTCCCACTTGTCGAGGTCCTGATGCGTCTCGAAAATCTCTTTCGCGAATCGGTTCGCTTTCTTGAGGTCGGTGATTGGAGGAAAAGACGCCAGACCTGTCCGCTTGTGCCTCCAGAAAGCGGTGCCGCCTTGGCATTGCTCGGGGGCGTTGAGATACAGCACAAACGCGTATGGCGAGTGCGCGATGTCCGCGTGAATGCGGTGGTTGTCTCCGCTCGGGTTGAGCCGGAGAAAACAGTGGTCAATCGAGACCTTGCGCCCGAGCCGCTCGGACATCGCGGGCTCGAACTCGTCGCTCGGCAGCACGTGGAGATTCGGGTAGCGCTCGCCGTCGGGGCCGCGCATGGTGAAGTATCGACGCGAGAGTGCGTCAGCACGGAACTCCTCAAAATTGGGGAGGAAGTCGTCCAGAGTTTGCACGCTAATCTGATTCATACTTTTACAAGAGCCCAAAGGAACGTCGTGGGTTGGATGTTGGGGTGCGCCTCGGCTGCGCCCGTGTAGTCGGGCCAGTTGGCAAGAGTGAGTTGGCGGCTCGTGATAAGCTGCGTGCCCGCTGGACCGTCGCCTGCGGTGCCGTCGTGGGTGCCATCGGTTCCGCCTTCGCCCTTCACCTCAAAATAATTCGGGGGAACGATGGGCGGGATGTTGATGGTGTCGGAATTCTGGCCGCGGTGCAGCTGAATGTCGTTGTTCGAGTGCAGCGCCGTGGCGTGACCCATCAAGTGGGTGTGCTGCTCAATCTGCAACGACGTGAGAACGACCGTTTCCGCACCGGCTTGGTCGCCTGCGTCACGAGGAGTAATTCCGGAGTCCGTAGAAAATGAGGCCGAGCCTCCAGCCGTGATGTCCTGAGTCGCCACTCCCAGAACTTTTCCGCGGATGCTTTGGTCGTCTTGACCAAGGTAGCTCCATCCGGGATTGTATCGCAACGCGTCCGAAAGGATTGCGTGCGCCGTGAACTTGATGTCGCCGACACTGCCGGAGGTGGTGCGCCACGCTCCACGCTCCCATTGAATCAGGGTGTGGATGTCCGTGTCGAAAAATTGCTCGAGGTCTATGGGGTTGGTGGGCCGCTGGGCCGTGGTGCCGCTCGGAGGAGGGTTGACCAGAGGTCGCCAGATGACTCCGTCCCATCCATACCAGCCAACAGCGCGGGTCTCGAAGGTCCGAAGCCACAGTGTGGGGTCTCCGGTCTCCGGGGTTCCGGGGTCTTCGGGGCCGACGACGAAAAGGTTGAGAGAGGCGGAGATGTCCAGAGGGACATACACCCCTTGGTCGATGTCGAACACCCACCATTGTGTTCCGTTCTTGAGCCAAGGCCCGGCGTTCGAGCTGGGCTCGACGTCACCGACCACGAAAAAGCTGGTTCCCTGCGGGGACTGGATTTCCATCCGCTCGACGAGGGCCTCAAAAAATTCCTGTGGGTTTCCCGTGAAGTCGGGCGGCAGTTGCGCGGCGACGATGACTAGATTTGTCTTAAACAGGCTGATGGGAACCTTTCTTGCGGTATGGTCCGCGAATCCGTCCGACCAATGAGAGGCCGATTTTCTTTTTAGTCTCTTCGGAGTGCGTCTTGCCCAACATTGGGCTTGGCTTTCCGGTGTGAGACGCGCTCATTTTCTTTCGCGTCTCCAAAGTGTGCTTAACTCCGGAGGGTCCTTCGCCACCATCGGAGAGATTCGACAATCGGACTCCTGCTTTCCGGGCCGCGGCAATATAGGCTCGCTCCCAGAAGGCAATCACATTTTTGGGGAGCTTTACGAGGACTTCTAACTCCGGACGAACTCCCGCGCTGATAAGCGAGGAGACCCAACAGTTCACGTAAGACCGCTTGGATTTCGACTGATAAATGTGCTCAGCAAGACGTGCGGAAGCCGTCCGGTCCGTCTTACCGATGTATCGGTATTCCCCGGACCGGGGGTCGCGAAGGGCATAGAGCAAAGACGTCATTAAATGGTCACAGAGACAACAGGCGTCGGGAACGTCTCGCCGAAGTTCGGCTCGATGCCCGTCACCTTGTAATAATAGGTCCCGGGTTCCAGCCCGGCGTCAACGAACGAATTCTCCCCTAAATTGCTGGTCAGGAGGACAAAAGGCCCCTCTGAATTAGTGGCCCGGTAGACCACGTAGGAGAAGATGTAGCTGACATTGGGCCAGCTCAGGTGAACGTCGCTGCCAGCCGAGAAAATCTCGAGACTGTCAGGTCCCGCCCGGCGTTCCACTGGCTCGATGTCGATGTCGGCGTCCGCCGCCACCGCGGACCCGCTCAAGGGCACCGGCAGCTCGCAGATTCCCGGGCTCTGGTAGAAGAGCGGGACAGCGCGGCGCGTGACTGGGCGGAGAGAATTAAGATTGTTCATTGGCTGCGGCTCCCAGACTTACGACCAAGGGCAGGTCCTGCTCAATCTTGCTCGAGGCCTTCCGGACGGCAACCGCGAGGGCGATTTTGTCGGCGTCCGATTGAGAGATGATGCTGCGGCCCTCGCCAACGGCAACCTCGGTGAAGCCTTGGTTGGTGACGGCAGCCGAGATGGTTGACGTAAATTCCAGCACGTCGTGGCTCAGGGCGTCCTGCGCGACTTGTGTGCTCGTTTGGGACTCGGCCGCGGCGCCGTCGAAGCGGACAACGTTGCTCTCGGTCTCATTGTCGCAGGTGTCCTGACGAAGCAGGTCGTCACGGCTCACAGGCGGCTCATAGACAATCTTGACGGCGTCCACTGCACACGGACCGGAACCAGCCACAATAAGCTGGAAGCCCTCGTCAAAAAACTCTTCCCAAGGCGACTCAATCCCGCAAGAGCTCTCGGTCTGATTGGAACTCAACGCCAAGGCGTCCTCAGTGCGGACGACTCGGGACTGTTTCTTAAACGCGAACAGCTCCGTGTTCATGTTGATGACCATGTCGGGCCGGAAGCAGCCCTCGGTCGCCTTCATTCGCTTGTCGAAAATCTTTTTGTATTTTCCCCTGCGTGCGCCCGCCCAGAAAACTCCGATGTCCACGTCACCGACCATCTCCGAGAGGTGGACGTCTGCGTAGTGAAATTTCTTTCGCGTCAGAATTGCGCCCGGTGGCCCAAAGTATCCGCGGGTCTCGAACCACCACGAAATCGGGCAGCCCTCGTCGCGACGGTCGGGCCATAATGCTTCCCACAGACGGTTGACGCCATCATAGTCCGGAGAGATGTAGAACACCCGCTGTTTGCCGTGGACCTCCGCCGTAATCCACTCGACGGGGCGCGTGCCGGTCCAGAAGCTGTTCCACGTAGGGGGAGCGTCCTCCAGATAGTTTTGACGCACCGAATTGTCCATGACCCAAGTGTGCCGGTTGAGAATATCTCCGTAGGGCACGCTGCACAGAATGTAGTTCTCGAAGGTGCCGCAGGCCACTCCGGACAAGTCCTCGGAAAGACGAGACTTGCTCTCAATCATCTCGCTGTCACGATACGGGAGTTTATTGGAGACGTTGACGCTGAGGGCGGAGTCAAGAGATACGAGACCACTGGCTGAATACCACCAAAGCAAGCCGGACTGGTCAAGCACCGAGCGCTGACTCTTGCAGCCAATCTTAGGAAGGATTTCCCGCTGCATGTCGGGCGTGATTGGCCACTGCGTGCGGTCACGAATGCCCGCCTGAATTACGGTCGTGCTGTTCTCGGTGAAAACAATCAGCTGCGCCATCGCATTCGAAGGATTGCGCGCCAGCGCGGTGATTTCTCCCGGCAGCACGAAGGCTCGCACGGTCGCGAGATAGACGTCTTCGATGAAAGAGGTCGGGTTGTTGATGTCGGACGCAAAAAGCAGTCCGCTGCGCGCTACCCAGAGCCGGTCGCCCACCCAACGCATCGGTCCGCCCATTGGGATTCCACCGAAGCCGCGGGATTGCGTGACACGAGTTCCGTCATAGATGACCGGCGGAGTGAAACCACCATCCTGAATAATCAGAAGGTTTTTCGGCTCGATGAGCTCGAGGCTGCCGTCGGTGTGCATCTCCACGGCCTGCTCGACCAGAGCCCAGTAAGCCTGCCGCGCAGACGAAGAAAAAGTAACATCACCGAGAAGCCGGGCGGTGTCGAACGGGAAATCGGCGACGTAGAGGAGTCCGTCGACCATGAAAACCAGTTGTTCCGCGCCGACCTTCGGCTTGAAAAGACAGAAACCTTGGAGGCGACCTTCAGCGAGGGCTGTTAGGCAGCGATAGCCGGGGCGAGTCTGCACGATGCCACCGCGGTTGACGATGTTCTCGCCGCGAGCGTATTTTCCGGGCGGCAGCTTGATGGGGTGGGAATTTGAATCCATTCCCACCTCGAAGCTGATGTCGCCATCTTCAAGAAAAGGTGCAGTGGCCATTAGTCAACGTCGTCGTAGCCGTTATTCTTGATGCTGTTGCGGTCGTCGACCTGAATGGGCGTGAGAGCCGGGCCTTCGAGGGTCGCTTCTTTCTCCGTCAGGATTCGAACCGCATGTGCCTCGTAACTTGTCGCGTTCGACAGGTCGGTGTCATCATAGAACTGCACGGCGCGCATCGCCATAATCAGCGCGAGACGGCTGTGCAAAAGAATTCGGTCATACTGGCTGAACAGCCGGTAGCTGCGCTTGCGATAGCAGATGCGAACCCAATTAGCGCTTCGCCAGAGCTTGATTCGGCGATACATGGGCTTCGTCTCGTTTGGCTCGAAAATGCCTAACAGGGTGCCCGTGGAGCTGTTCACCGTGCTCGAGTTGTCGAAGCTGGACAGGCGCACGTCACCGACCGTGTTCGCCTTCACGATGTGACTGATACGGCTGATGATGGGGGCATTGGTGTCCGGTAAAGCAAACCCGAAGACGGTGGGCACCAGATATCCGTCGCTCCAGACTCCGCCGACTTCCGTGCGGAGGGGGCGGTTCTGGCTGTCATGTCCAAACACACGCAATTCCGTTCCCTCGTCCGCTTGGCTGTCCAAGTATGCCACGAGCTTTCCCGGGCAGGGGAGGTCACGGTAGGTCGGAAAGTTTCCGAGGTCGGTCCAAGAGCGCCACACGGTGATGAAGTCGCCCGGTCCGTTCAGGTGAAAAGTGTGTAGCGGGTTTCGCCCGATGGTCGGATGCCCGTCCATGTTCACGGCGAGGATGGTCTCGACCTCTCGAGGCAGCGTGATGCACTGCGCGCAGTCAACGCAGATGTCGACGTAGCCGACGAGGGCGTCCGTCTCTCCCTTGGAGGCGAGCAGCTCGTAAGCGTCTCCGATTTTCTCGTAGAGCAACGTTTCGTCGCAGTTACGAAAAATCTTCTTCGCGTCGGACCAGACTTCACGCACGAGGAACATTATTCGAGCTCCTCTTTATACTTGTCGAGCGCGCTCTCGCCTTCCTCACGGTCGGCCTTGATACCACGCTTTTTCTTCGGGGCCTCGACGTCCACGATTTCACGGATTTCGAGTTCGACAGTTTGGTGCGTGCCGTGGTCGTCCTCACGATTCGTCTCGCTCTTCTTGCGGAACGTCACGGTCATCGTGCCCGACTCGGGCAGGTTGTATTTCTCGTCCCAGTCCAGATAGAGGCACGGGTAGTGCTTCTTGTCCATGGATGGCTTCGAGGGTGCGGAGATGGGGTAGTCCCCCATTCCTTTTCCTAAATCAATTGGATAGTCAGGCATAAATTTTAGAACACTCGCCGAATTCCGTAGGCGAGAATTTCGAGTGGTTGAGATGCGTGCGGCCACAGGAGATTGAACGTGTCCAGCACACCGGTTGATTGGTCGAACGAAAAAGAGAGGGTGTTGTTGGCGGAGCTTCCGCACAATAGGGACCAAGAACCCTGTCCACCGATGGTGGTGGAAGGAGCGTCGAGGAGACCCTGCCAGAGAGCCTTCTTGCCCGGGTAAAACTCGATGCCCGTAGAAGTAGTCGTGTGGCGTGCGATGTTGTATGTCACCGAGGTCGAGTCCAGCGCAAATAGGGGCCGAGAGATTTCGAAAAAGGTCAGTGCCACGAGACCTTCAGTGGCGCCAGCAAAAGCCTGACCGGTTGTGCCCGAGCCGCCAGTGCGGTCCGTTTTCACCGTGGTCCGCTTGGTGACGTATCGAATGGACGGGTTGTCAACGAAGTAGTTTCCACGGGTTCCCGCTGTGTGAACGTGGTCATTCGTTCCGCCCGCGGCGTAACCTGAGCCACACATTCCGATGAAGTTGTCGCAAGACCCGGCGCCCAACGTGTTGGTCTGGCCCGAACAGATTCCCAGTGCCCAAGCCGATGTGAAGGTCGCACTCGCGTTGATGCGGAGCAGGAGCCCAATCCAGATTCGCTGCCACTTGCCAGCCCAAGGCATCTTTCGAATCAGCTCGCCATTCCCAATTTCAAGACGGTTCGCCGTGTAGTTACCCGCGAGTCTCGACACAATCTCGGCATCCGTAACTGAGCCATCGTCAGCCCACGCGAATCCTTGGTCTAACGTGGAGATGGCGCCCACCGAATAATTCCCGAAGTCTTCGAAGACAAACGTATCGCTCGACTGCAGCTCACTCGCCGCGGGGGTTCCGCTCGCGCCAGTGGCTCCAGTTGCGCCCGTGGCTCCGGTTGCACCGGTCGCGCCAACATCACCAGCGATGGAAATATTCCAGTCTGCGCTCGAGCCCGCCCCGCCGAAGTTGTCGGAGTTGACGGTGACCTGAGAGTCGCTCAGTGCCGTGATAAGGCCCTCGATGTAGTTCGCGGGTGTGCCCGTGCTGGCGGCGCGCACTCGCGTGCCGATGGCCCAGCCGAGGTTCGCGGCAATCACCGAAAAATTGAACACCTTGGAGCCCGTGCCCACCGCGACGGACGTGGTAGAGCCTCGCGTCATCTCAGCGTTCGCGCCATTGGTTCCGTTCGTGCCGTTCGTGCCGTTGGTCCCGGCGGCGCCGTTTGCGCCAGCGGCTCCGTCTGCCCCTTGGTTACCTTGCGGACCTTGCTGTCCGGCCGGACCAACCGCACCCACGTTGTGTGGGGCGATTTTCTTCGTGATGTAGGAGCCGTCGTCTTGCAGCTCGGCCACGAAAAGCCAGCCACCGTTTGGTGTCAGCGACTCTTCGGCCTCTACGTAATCAGAAACTTTTGCCATAAAATCAAGGACACTCCGGGTTCTGCATCAAGTCGTCGTGAATAAAACTTCCGTCCGCCTCGTTCAGGATGGCGAATCCAGCCTCGTCCTGAAGCACCGACTCGCAAGCCGTGTTGATGACGCGACGCGGCAACGTGCGCGGCACCTTGTCGAGACGTTTGATTCCCGCGGGCCGGTTACAGTTTCCACTGAACGTCCCATTCGGGTCTCGAATAATTGGGTTACGACAGTTTGACATACATGATTCGTGAATCAACCGCGACCACAACTTCCGTGGCTCCGCCCACTGCGGAAAATCCTTGGACCTCGATGATGTGACCGTCGACTGCCGTGGTGACCAGCACGGGCCACGTGATGTTCGTGCTCGAGGTGGTCGGAATCTCAACGCTGAACTGCGAGTCGGCGATGTCAGCCGCCGTGCTCTGGTTCACCAGCTTGAAGGACCACTGTTTCGGCGCGCCCGTTCCATTGGTGCAAAAAAGCGTGACGAAGAAAAGGTATGTGCCAGCCGTCGCGAGCGTCGCGTCCAGCTCATCCGTCCCGAACACCACATGCGCGTAGGCATTCGTCAATGGATAGTCGGTGCCAGACGGAATGATTTTCGAGTTCGTGGTGGTCGCCGTCGAGCCCTGCGCGCCCGTTGCGCCCGTTGCGCCGGTTGCGCCGGTTGCGCCGGTTGCGCCCTGCGCTCCCGTGTCGCCCTTGGCGCCCTGCAGCCCTTGCGGACCCGTGATACTCAGCCCGCGGGGACCAGTCGGAAGGACCAAAGCGCCCGGCGTGATGAGTGCGGAAGGGGAGGGAATCGACTCGAGGAGAGTCGCGAAAATGACGGAGCTCTGAAAAACTTCCGTGATGACATACCAGCCGGAGCCGGGGATGAAAATGGTCAGGCCGACCGAGACTACCGGGCTCGGGATGATGCTGAACTGGACCGACTGCCCGGCAATGGTCACCGGGACGAAGCTCGACGTGGCCACCGTGTAGGCGTTGTTGCCCGCGTCACCGGTTGCGCCAGTGTCGCCTTTAGGACCGAGCAGACCAACGAGGCCCTCTTCGAACAGCCGCTTGAAATAGCAGGCCAGACCTTCGTCCGTGCCCTTCGGATTTCCGGGGACTCCGGTGTCGAGGTCACAGGGAAGAATCCATCGGACCTGACCGTCGACTTCCGTCTTCTCCAGCGTGCCGTAGAACGACCGAATGAAATTGTCGAGCGCGCTCGGCAGCGTCTCGCATGCGGCGCTGTTGGCGTCGCAGTTGGTGTTGCACGGAGTGCAGCATCCCGGGTTGCAGCTCGACACCGAGGTGCAGTTTCCCGAGCAGCAGGATTGATTACAGTTGGAGCAGCTCATTGATTTCGGTCGTCGATGCCATCTTTGTTGGCGTCCACGAGGCCTTGAAGTTTTCCGTGACGGTGGGAGAACCAGTAGAGCACAATCGCTCCCACTCCCACACCCAGAATCAGAATCTCATTTCCGACAATCAGGGACGGAAGCACAATCATCCCGAGGCCTGCCACGACGATGATGACGCTCGTGGTCACGCTCCCCACGATAACGCGGAGGTAGGGATGGAAGCTGGCAATTCCGAAAAGCAAGACGAGTATGCCGACCCACATTACGGGGCGAAGTGAGCCAAGCTTGGCTGCCATCTCGCGAGCCACGTCCTTCTGGGCTGCGCCGATTTTGGTGTGAACCTCTTCGGTCGTGGCACCGCTCGAGTCGGTTACTCGCTTGTAATCTTGCACCGTGTCGTTCTTCGGGTTCTGCGATTGCTGAACCGAGATGACCTTGCCACTCTCAGTGAGAATGGAAGCCTTGCCGGGCTTGAGCGGCATGAGCGAACAGCCACAGAGCATGGCGGCGAGAGCGATGATTGGGAAAAGCAGTTTCATTCTTTGCGATTTTTCTTCCACTTCGAATAGACGTAGAGCGCGGAGGTGACGGCGACGGCGATTTGTGCCAGCAGCAAAAACAGTTTCAGCACGCTTTCCACGTCGGTGAGCGCCAGATTCATGAGGGGCGCACCCACTCCGAGGAGGCTGGCTCCGCCCACTTTGATGTTGTCCGGGATTTGCATCTTAGTTCCAAGAGACGATAGTTTCCGTGGGTCCCAACACTACCTGATAGTTCCGGACCTCCAGAAAAGTTTTTAACGATGTCCTAACACCAGAGCTAGAAAATTTGGGGTTTATGGGAAATGAAAACTGGGTCCTTCCAGATTGACGAGCCAAGGAAACTCTCCAGAGCATCAATGCCAGTTGAATCGGAACTGAAGTATTCGTCAGTTCTGAGGCTGGTGGGATTGAGAATATGGTCGAGGGATTCATCAATGGGTCACATGCACTCGCATGACAAATTGTCCGTCAAAGGTAGTGGGGCTGGGAAGGGTGGCCGGAGGACCGGCGGCATACGCAACGAGGCCGATGCTTGCATCGTGAATCAAGGTCACAGTCCCATTATCCGCGGCCCAAATCGGATTTCCGGTGTCGTCGATGGCCGCGATGTAATGAGTGCCCGCGGAAACCGGCGCGCTTATCACGCCCACGATGTAACTGTCATTGGCGAGGACCCCCGGTGAAGACGTCGTCACCACTGCAAGACGATTGCCCCCCACGTCGTAAAGAGCCAGCTTAAGGTTGTAAGCGCCGAAGCAAGAAGACTGGTAAATCTCCAACGAGTCCGCAGTGCCACCCTCGCCGATAATCACCGTGCTCCAAATCATGATTGTTGGCCCCGGGCTGAAAGAACCTTCATTGGCATTGGCGAGGGGAGCCGCCTCGTAATAATCGTCCCCGGGGGGCTCCGGCGTGGGCGCAGCCGACCAAATCTGAAGAATTTTCCTCAGTAAGGTGTTGTCGGAATCGCCGAGACGCGGGATTGTGTCCATGGTTATTCGAGCAGCGCTTGAAGAATTTTCTTCAGCAAGGTGTTGTCCGAGTCTCCGAGTTGTGGGGTCGTGTCCACGTTTATGGCTCGTTAACGAGCAGGCAGATTTTGAAAAGTAAATTGTTGTCCGAGTCGCCGGGTTCCGGAGGGTGGTCACCCGAGCCCGCGTCGTTCAGAACCTGACAAATCTTCGAGAGCAGAACGTTGTTCTCGTCTCCCAGTTTGGGGGTTGGGTCAGCAAAGGGTGACATATCTGAATAAGTTCGACATACACAGCTCCGTCAACGAACAAAAAGGGCTGCGGATTTGTTCCGCAACCCTCTCCTACGAACCGGCGTTGCTGCGTGCAAAGCAACACCGACATTGGTTACGAGACGTGCGCGAGTAGCTTGACGAGCAAGCTGTCGAGAGTCTCGGTGTTTTTCGCGTCCTCACCAACCTTGGCAAGGACGGCTACAAGGACGTCTTTCGGGTCGTTGTAGGGGGACAGGCTCAGCGAGAAAAGTGTGTTCGCCGCCTTCGCGAGCGTCGGCCACTCTTGGTCGTGCAGTCCGTGTTCAACAAATTCAGCCATAAAGAAAAAGGGAAAGAGTGCGCTGGGGCTTATTCCAGCGCACTCAGATTTAAGGCTTACGCCTCGCAGGTCACACCAACCGTGGTGAACGCGTCAGAACCAGTGTAGCTGGAGCTGGTCGGCACCGTGCAGTCCGGGAGACCGAGGTCGGCCGTGCATCGGCGATACAGAATCGGGACCACGAACTGGGGCCGAATCGGCTTGTAAGCGCGGATGATTTGATACTTGTGCCAGCCGAAATCGCCGTAGACGTTGCAGTCGTTGTCGATTTGGTAGTGCCACTCGAGTTCGCCCATGTATAACTGAGGCGCGAACTTGAACGAGCCTTCACCGACGTAGCGTTCGGGCACCAAGCGCTCGAAGCTCATGTCGGCGAGAAGGAACAGCACTTCGTAGTCAGCCGTCAACCACGAGGGGTTGGGCTTGGCATACGCCGTGTTCTTCGTCGCGTTCGTGACGATGGTGACGGGGTCGACGAGGTTCAACGTGCCATTGGCCTTGAAGCCGGTGGCGCGCAGAGGCCGCTGGTCGATACCAAAGGCGAGGCCGCGATACGCGGGCGCCGTTTCCCAGCTGTAGCCAGCGAGGGAGAGTTCACCCTGCTTGTATCCACCGGTCACATACGACTGGAGGATGTCCTTGACACCGGACTCGGCGCGGAACAGTTCAATCTGGTCGGCGGAGGCGATGACGCGGAAGTGCGGGCTGCCCTTGTCGCCAGCGTCGAACATCTCGGCGAAAAGATTCTCCTTGATGTAGCGGGCGATGTAGTGAAGGGCCTTGAAGGACATGGGTCCCGTGGGCAACAGCGGAGCGAACTTCACACCGATGTCAGTCTCGGTCCCGCCGGTAAACAGCGAGTTGAAGTCGTAACCGGCGACAGCAGTGAACTTCGAGGCCGAGCGCAGGTAGAGCTGAGCGCGGATGTCGGAGTTGATATACTGCGTGACCAGTTTCTTGAGCGAGTCTTCGGAGGCGAGGTAGCTCGTCTTGAAGGCCGCATAGCCTTTCTTCACGCAGACTCGGGGACCGAAGCCGCGCTTCGATTCGAGCTTGGTGACGAAATTGATGGCGTCCGTCAGGTCCTGATGACCTTGGGTTCCACAGAGGTCGGTGTCGCAGACGAACTCGGGCAAAGCCAGAGAATCGCCGGGCGCGGCCTGAAGCTGGACGGAGGTTCGGATTTCGTCAGACACGCCGGACGGAAAAACTCCGCCGCCGATGACGTTCATGAAGGGTGCGTTGGCCGCGAGGGTCTTCGCAATAGCGCCGACTAGACGCTGAGTGTCTTTCTGAGCAATGTCAGAAACCTGAGCTGGGGTGATGCAGTCTCCTGCCATAAAATACTGTAATGGTGCTACTTACGTAGCGGGTTAACTCACAAATTTCCACGAATTTGAAGCGTGGAGCTTCTCTCAGCTTTTCGGGAAGCTGACAGCCGCCTTTGCGAGCCACCAAAGGAGATTTGGCTCAGTCGCGTTGACCGGGCGCGGGTATGGTCAGGGAAGAGTGTTGGAGGAAACCCGGGTTTGTCAAGCTGGATTCTGAAGGGAAGCGCGAACCAGCTGCTGAATCGAGTCGTCTTTGACCCCGTGGACGAAGAAAACGCCCTCCTTGCGAAGCTTGTCGAAAATCTCCTTGGGCATCGCGGGCGAGCGCCAGAAGGAGCGCATGCCGGGGCAGTTGGCCCATCCCTGCTTCTTGAACAGGGGCGCGAGCACCCAGTCCCACCCGGCAGTCGGTCGGCAGCCGCCAATCTTCCGGGCAATCCAGTGCAGATATTCTTTCTCGGCGGACACGAGGCAGTTGCCGTTGATGTGCTTGCCGTCCGTCTCCGGCGGCCCGGGAGGAATCAACGCCCCCATCATGTTCGCGCCCTTCGCATGGAGTCGGTCCCACTCGGAGTGTAGACGAGAAAGCCAATCCGGGGACATTGGGCTGCCGTCGGCTTCAATCGCCATGACTGCCTTGTATTGCGGCATTTTCTTAGCCTCCACCTGCGTGTAGACGAAGTCAGTCGAGCCAAAGAAGAGCTCGTTACAAGCAAACGGCCATCCCTCGGCTCGTCGATGTTTGTTGATGAAGGAAAAGGTATTGAACTTTCGAGCGACGTATTCAATGGTCGAAGTGTCGTGGGTGCAGTCGTGGCGTGCGGAAAAAAGAAAATCGGCCAGCTCACTGTGTTTCGGCTCAAGGTCGGCGATGAACCGGGAATTACGCATCGCGGCTTCTTTATCCCCGTGCCAAAACTGCATGTTCAGCAAAATCTTAGTCATCACCTTTTCTCCGGTTCTCAGTCATCCACAGGGGTTGAAGATTCGACCAATGAAAACAGGTTCGCTGTTGGTCGGGCTCGGAGAGGTTAAATCGGGCGCACGGGGTGATGTGGTCTATCTCCCACATGCCGTAGTTTTCCCAACTCATGCCGGGCTTGAAGTGCGACTCAAGATGAGCCTTCAACTGCTTGACCGGGCAACCAATAAGCTCTAACGTGCGAGCGGATTTCAAAATCCCGTGGACTTCTTTGTTGACCCGGCGACGCAGATTGCTTATCAATCGACCCTCGGGCGTGGCCAGAACTTTCCTGCGATAGAGTCGGCCTTCAACACGTCTCTTGCCGGAAGCTACCCTCTTTGCTCTCGCCCGGTCAGAAATGGCCTTTTGTTTTTCGGGATTGCGGGCGCGCCACGCCTTAAGGTATTCGGGATACTGATAGGACTTCTTCACGTGGTCTTTCCGTAGACTTTGTCCCCGAGGTGTCCGCAGAACAGGCCAAGGTCAACGTGCGGCGTGTGTCCACAATCCGCGGCGCGCTGGCAGAAGGAGACGTCCTCTCCCGCCCCCACGGGCAGGCGAGCGCTCTGTCGCACCGCGGTGTCGTAGTGCGCCTGCAGCTTGGCGAGCTTGGTGGTCGAGTCGCAGCCCTCCTTGAGTATGTCGCCGAACATGTCGAAGTTGCGGCGGATGTCCTGTTCGTTAGGCGAAAACCAATTGCCCCCGGTGCCGTCTTCTTTCCGGCCCAGATGCGGGTAGCGCTTTTCGATGTCGAGAAAAACAGAGCGGTGAACGAGCACCGCCCCGAACCCCACCCATGCCGTCGGCTTCACGAGGTCATACGGACCCTTGCGAGCGTAGGCATCCTCCTTGGCGTTGTTCATCGCCTCCGCATAAATCGGCTTGCTGTTCGGATGACGACCCCAATACACACCGCCCACCAAAGTTTTGCCATGAGAAAGAAGCCGGTCAATAGCATTAAGTCCGGCAAAATCATCTGGGAGGTGCATCCCAGCAGTTGCATTAAAAAACTTCGCGTCGCCATGAGGAAGGATTTCGTCTCCATCTATCCAGAAACTCCATTCGATTCCGGAACGCAGGAATTCCTCGGCAAGAATGTTTCGGGTGTGATAGATGCAGGCGTCGCCCCAGCGAGCTCGGACCCCGATGCTGGCAGAGGCCTTCCGCATGAGACGCATGACTGTGAAAGCAACTTGAGGCGCGACCTCCCGATACCACGGCAACAAAATTTCAACTTGCTTTCCCTCGTGGAGGGTGGTGTTCACGCGCCAGCGTTTTGTTCGGCCCGCAGTCGGTCAATCGCGACGCTGCCGTGTTCACCGAACGTGGGCTGACTCGCAACAGCTCCGGAATTTGAGGGGGCGCTACCATCTCTCGGGTTGGTGCGCGAGGCACCCTTCACGCGAGCGATGAAGTCATCTCGCTCTTTGATGGTCGCCTTGAGCTTCGTGATTTCGTCACTGAGAGTTTTCTTCTCGGCTTCGAACTCGGCCTGCAGAGCAGGAATCTCGGCTTGAAGCCGAAGCATCTGCGCGTAGCCGACGGAAGCGACTGCGCGCATCTCGGGCGACGGGTCCTTCAACATCTTCGTGACAAGGTCCTGCGTCGAGAGGAAAAACTTGTTCTCTGTTTCGATGGCGGCTTTCTGCTCGGGCGTCGCGTTGGCTTCGGCCTTTTGCAGCTTGAACCACGGCAGCTGAACTGACACCTTGCCGAAGTGTTCTTCAGCCTTCGCGTAGTGGGCCAGCTCGTCCTGCGTTGAGGATTTCTGACGCTCTGCCAAAAACTCAGTGGCGTTCTGCTTCGCCGTGGCGATGGCGCGGGTGCGCTGGTCGTGCAGGTCTTCGTTCACCGCTAGCTTGTTCTCGACGTATCTGCGAGTGACCGGCGGAAGCTTCTCGAGGACGAGTTCCCAATCGAGGTCCTTCGTCCCGATTTCCTTCATCTTCGCGAGCGTGTCGTCCTTGGCTCCGGCCTCTTTCAGCTTGGCCCAGATGGCTTCGTCATTCGCCTTGGCTTCAGCGAAATATTCCTTGAAGGTCGGGTCGGCCTCGACGTCCATCTTGGCGCGAAAATCTCGCAGCTCTTTGAGCTCGGCTTCGAGCTTCGGGTCGACGGCGGGGCGGCTCTCCAGTTCCTTGGCGCGTGCGTTCGCTTCGTCGCGCTCCTTGGCGACCGCAGCGAGCTTCTCGCGGGAGGTTTTCTTCAGCGTGTCGAAAGACTGAGCGACCTCCGACTTGGTGTGCGGCGGAAGCTGGACGGCGTCGAAGTCGTCCTTCACGGGTGCGTCTGCGACCGGCGGGGTGACCGGTGGGACCACCGGGGGGACCACGGCCGCGGCGGGAGGAGTGACTCCGGCATCGGGCTTCGGCTCGGCAGCCGGAGGCGTCGACGCCGCGGGGTCAGGAGTGACTGCGGGAGCCGGGGCGGCGGGTGGCTCCTCGACTGCCTTGAAAAGGTTGTCCAGCGCGGTGCCTGTGTCAGCGACGGCGGCGGGGTCTGGGTTGAGGCTTACCCCGGGAGGGATAGACGAGAGTTCGGGAACGTTATTGTCGGCCATAGCACGGTTCGTAGTTTACTGCGTTGAAGAGGTTGGCTATTTCGGTGATTTGTCAAGCGCTGCTTTGTCTTCTTCAACCCACGTGGAGTCGTCGTCCAGCGATGGGTAATTCGAGGTTGTTACTTCCGGCACAATGGGCGCGTTGGGATTCTCGTATGTCAGCCGGAGAAAAACGTCGATTGCCTCTTGATACCCCTCGTGCTTTCCAGACGCCACCAGTGTTTTGGTTTTATGGCTGCCGTCGAGGAGCGCGGGGAGACCAATCGCCCACGTCTGCAGCACGCGCTGGCCCGTGGGGCTGTTGATGAACTCACCGAGTCGAGCGGCATCGTCGGAAGACCACTCAACATTTTTCGGGGCATGGATTATCATAGCGTAGGAGGTGCCATCTGGGGCGCGCCTCCCGCCTGCGCGGGGAGTGCTCCCGTCTGGTCGATACCGGCTTGGAGTTGGTTGGCGCCGGTTTGGTCAGCAGTTGCAGCCTGCTCTTGCACGTTGGCCTCGAGCTCGGGGAGAGCCTTGGTCAATTGGTCGAGAATCTGTCCGATTGGGGCGAGCTCGTTCTTGTCAGTTCCCGCCTGCTCCGCCATCTGGAAGTGGCCGACAGCGTGGGAAAGAATCGCCTTGAGGGTTTCGACTTGCGACGGGTCCTGCACGGCGCCCTGAGCCACGGCTTCGAGTGCGGGCATCACGGTCTGCAGGTGAATCATGTGGTTGTCACGCGGAGCCACCGGAACCATCGTGGCCTGACGGGTCATCAAGTCGAGCTCGAACATTTGCGTGCGGGTCTGCTCCGCTGTCTCGCCCGGGTCGTTGTCCGGCAAAAGCACGGCGTTGGCGAACTCCTCGTCAATCTGCGCGGTGAGTTTCCGGCGCTCAAGCTCCTTCGCGTTATAGAGAGGATTGCCACGAGCTTCCTGCGCGATGAGAATGATTTGCTGCCGCTCCATGTCCGTGTAGTCTCGGACCGTCTCGGCAACGCGCTGGTTGGCGATGAAGTCGAGTTCCTCGCGAGTCATCACGAGCAGCAGGCGCCGCTGCATGTCGAGTGCGTCGGGCTCGTTGCTGTTCGCGTCGCAGGCCCGCTTTTGAATCGTCGTCATCATGTCGGCGAACTGATTGAGGGCTCGGCCGATGATGTTGTCCTTGGACTCGCTTTCGCGCTGGGCAAAAAAGTCGACCTGCGCTTTGGTCACGCGTTCGCCTTCAAACACGCGGGGCGTTGTCGCTCCGGCAATCTGGTCGAGCAGGCTGGTCAGAAATTGGTCGAGCTGAAGGAAGGGTTCGACGGCGGCTTCAATGGGACGGTCGAGGACCTCGTAGCCCTTGCCGATTAGAATCGTGTTACCAACCACACTCATGCGGAATTTCTTCAGCATTTTTTCGTCGGCTTGGATGACCAGCTTTCCGCTCAGGTTCAAGCGGTCCACCACCTCGTTGCGCGTGCGGTCCAACATCGCGGCCATGGAATAAATCTCGCGGCCAATTCCTTTCGACCCGTGAATGTTTCCGTTGCCATGCTGGAAGGTGTAGAACGAGCAGGCGTCCGCCATGTTCTCGAACTTGTCCTCCTTGCAGTAAATTTCCTTGAACTGGTTCGCCGTGTAGATGTAGTGCGTGACTTTTCCCGTAGTTTCACGCGCCAGAAGGTGCCACGTCTCGATAACGCGTGCGCCCTGCTCGTGGGAAATGCCGACGTTGCTTTCGCGAATCAAATCCTCGTAAAGTCTCTCCCAATTCGAGTATTGGGCGCGCCGGTCCTCGGGGGTGGCGTTGTTGATGGCTTCCACCGTCTCCTTGATGACCCAACCGGCGACTTCCGCGGCCTCTCGGTCCTCAATCAGCTGAAAAAGCTCGTGGATGAGGTAGCGCTCCTTCATCACGACGATTTGCGCGCTGTTCGCGTGCTGCTTCGTGCCCGTGGGGACGAAAAACTCGTCCTGACGCACGAATTTCGGGAACCACTCGAAGCGATTCAGCCAACCGGTCGCGCAGTATCCGAAAAGTGCGTCCTCTTGGAAGATTTCGGTGAGCAGGTTGTTCCAACCAGCCTTCTGACGACACAGATTCGTGATTTCACGCCGGAACATCTCCGTCTTCTTGTCCGCGCCCGGCATGTCATCGGGAAAATGTGCGTTGGTTAGGTATTTCATCGACTGAATCGACAAAACGAACCTCGGCGCCACCTTGTCGATGAGCATCGGCAGTGGCTTGGTCGTAAAGTTGTTCTTCCAGTCGAGTCCGTCCTGCTTCAGAGCGTCATTTGAGTATGGCCGCTCCGAATTATACTTCGCCATGATGCGCGCATTCTTGATGTTGCGCTGGCGATTGTTGGTCTCGAGCGAGACGATGATGTTTTTGGCCTGTGTCGAGTCCTTGATGGCGCGATTTCGCGGCTTGAGGCTAGGGCTGACGTTCGGCGGAGAGACGGCGCCCTGTGTGTCGCCTTTATAGTCAGGGGTTGTGGAGTTGAGAGTGGTCATTTCGGGCACAAGTAAGAGGTTTGGGCTTTCACCACCTGTCAAGGGGGCATTTCTCGGTGGAAAGCTGGGTTTTCAGGACCAAAAAGCAGGAGCACTTGCGGCACTGGTCGGTCTGGGGGTCCCGGTGGAAACAGTTATTGCACAGACTGCGTCGTTTTTGCAGCACCCGACCCGAAACGAAGGCAAAATCACCCTTCCAGTAGGCTCGGACTGCACGAAAAATGGAGACGGACGCCCGAAATGGGTTCGGAAAGACCATTAGCAGTTCCTCCGCCAGCAGGCTTCAGGCAAGGTTTCGTCGTGCCGCTGGGGCACGGCGAGGTGGACCACGGTGCAGACGTCCTCTTGGAGCGCGCCACACACAGCGATGCCTTGATGGACCGGGTCTTGCCCGTCGAGAATGCCCCGGCGACTGGTCGCCACGCTGGCCTTGCAGCTGCCGCACGAGGTCGGGAGGCTCCGCTGCCGCGGGCACTGCGCGCAAATATGCGCCCGTGCGAGGGCCACGTTGCGGTCGATGAGTCGGATGTGTCCGAGCCGCTTTTCCTGAATCAGCCAGCCCATGAAGTTCAGGATTTTCGCCATCATGTTCCCGTCCGGGCTCTCGGGAATTGGTCCGGGTCCGTTGGTGTCTTTGCAGAAGCCGCGGTTGCGACCGCAGAGCTGCGTCATGATTTCCAGAGTGGGGTTGCCGATGTCCTGCGCCCGGCGTTGCCGGTATTCGATGACGAGCTTGACCAGCGCGGGGAAGCTGCTGGCCTTGTGCTTCGTGCCTTCGGCGTCCTTGAAGAACCAGCCGCCATCCGGCCACAGGTTCGGGTTCATCGTGAGCATATCAAAAATCGTTATCCGGTAGGGACTCGAATCGGTTTGTTACATCCACGCGATAACTGTAGGACGTGTCGTCCTCGTCGTAGCCGTCTGCATGTGTGTTCTCGGGCGTCATTCCGAACGTGACCTGCGCCGCGTTGCGCGCACCGAAGAAAAGCAATGACACTGCATCCGCCTCGTCGGGGGACAGCGCTTGATTGCGGAGCCGGTAGTCCTCCTTGGTCTCCACCTTGCACTTCTTCCCCATGGCGCGGAACCAGCGCGTGGTCATCTGCGGAATCAACTCGTTAAGGTCCATCGAAGGGAGCGCTCGCGCATAGTCGAACTCAATCATCTTCCGCATGAGGAACCACAGCTCCGTCTGAATCCGGTCATATTCCTCCTCCGGCGTGAGCGTGTCCTCCACCATTATTTTTCGGTCCGTCGCGGCCTCGGAATAGTTGACGGCTTGGACCTCAGGGGACCAGATAGCTTTCACGAAGTCCCACACGCCCTGACCGTTTCCAGTCCGGTCCATGCACAGCCATCCGGGCTTGACGAAAAGCTGCTTGCTCAGCTTCACCACTGACTCGGCCAGCTCCTTGCTGGGAATGTCACTGATTGGTTTCGGGACCTTGAAGATTGCCTCGAGCTGAAGAGCCCAGCGAGGAGTGTTGTTGCCGGAGCGGTTCTTGAAAAAGATGGTGAGCCCGTTGGGGTGCTCGAGCGTGGGCGGTAGCTTCATCCCGATGGCCACACCGAACTTTCCCTTCGCGTAGTAGGCAGAGTCCTTGCCTTGAAGGGCCGGGTCGAATCCCGCGCACTCGTTCGGGGTCTCGAGCCAAATATATTCGGCCTTGAACTTGTTCATCAACCCGCCGGAAATCACGGCCATGCTGACTCCGACCGGCGGGAAGCATCCGCGAGCCATGGTCCAGTAGCCGGGGGACTCGGTGCCGCCCGCGTTCTTGATAATCAGCTCGAAGCCCTCCTTGGTTTGAAGGCCCTCGAAAATCTTTCTTCCCGCTTGGACGTTCTCGGAATACTTCGCATCGAGCCGAACCACGCGCCAGCCGCGGGTGGACTTCCAATCGAAATCTCGGTCGGCGTCGAACTTTGCCCAGCCGCCGTCCGGCTCGCAGCGTCGGCCAACTTCGTCCGTCGTGTCCGTCGGGTTGAAGGCGCCAATTACTTTTAAGCCGTGGTCGCCCTGAGCATTGGCAAGGACGTTGTCCACGTCTTTCCAAATCCCCTTGGGGATGTTCACCATTTCATCGAGGAAGACGAACATGCGGCTCAGTGTCCCGAAAAGATGATGGGGCTTCTTGCGTGGGAACCGCTTCGTTCCCTGAATTCGACCGGCGGACTTTTTGCCGAGAGGAACGACCACTCCTCGAATGGCACCGCGGCGTTTGCGAGGGTCCAGACCGATGAATAGTTTACCAACGACACCCGGGAGAGGGATGGTCGCGTTACGATGAAGCTCCACCAGATGCGAAAAAAGATTGTCCTCGAGGTGGTTCTCCGATGGTCCGATGACCTGCACCGTGGTGAACTCAGGGTCGCGAATCCATTCGAGCATCAAGCGCACTCCCATCGAGTAGGATTTCGACATGGACGCCGCGCCCATCAAGAGAATGAAATCGTCCGAGTTGAAGGCCCTCCAGACCCTTGCGGTGGATTCCGGCTTTGGCGTGAAGAGAGTGGGGGACCACAAGAGCTGCGCGGCCTCTTCCATCCCCTCGTTGTTCAGGCAGAAATGTAGCAGGGGCGTGAGGACCGCCAAGGCCTCGGCCTTTGTGTTGACCTTGTCATTGCGTCCCGCGTTCTGGACCACGAGCTTCGCGGCTTCGACGTGCATGTCCGTGTGAAGGAGCTCCGCGACTTGGTCTACCAGAATTTTTGTCTCGGCAGTAATCGGCATTACATCGTAATCCCCTTGCCGTGCTCCCGACTCCACTGGTGGCGCGCCGACACCATAGCCTGCAGCGAGAACTGGGTCTTGACGGAGTGCAGCATCACGGCGCCTCTCTGGACAATGTGGTTCACCATGTGCCCGCGGCTGTGTGCGTCAGAAGTCGGACAGCTGATTCCATCCCGGAAGTTCTTGTGCGGTATTCCGCCTGCGTGGCAGATTGCCATCATCACCCAATCGATGAAGGGTGTCTGCTGGTCGTAGGCAAAAGTGCCCTCGGTCGCAATCATCTTCTCGAGAATGGAACGTGAGAAAAAGTAGGGCGGCTGAAAAGCTTGGCGCGGCCACTGGTAGTCTGACTTGCGCTGGTGCATCAAGTCGCTGACCTCATTGGACCAGAAGTTGTGCGGGTCCTTGTAGAGGTATTCCGGTATGCGCGGGGAGAGGCAGAGAGAGTCCGAGTCGTTGGCCAAAAAGTAATCGAAGGGATACTCCAGCAGAACACGCATTTGGGCGAACTGTCGAGTGAGTGATAAATCTCCCACATAAGCGCGCTTCCCGGCGAAGCGACAAATGTGCGGACCCATCCGTTCGATTCGTGAGTCGACGGGTGAGAGGATGATGAGAGGGCACTGGTGGTGCTCTTGATACCGGAGCATGTTCCGAATCTGAATCGAGTCTCCATAATATCCGTGGCAGCTGACCAGAGTTTTAGGGTTCAGCTCCGTGTGATTCTTGACCGACACCACCTCGACCTGCGTCATCGGGTTTGAATAGATGATGTTTGCCATATTTCGTTCTTGGTGAGGTGGTCGAAAGTGTCCCGGTATGTTTGCTCGAGCCCATACCAAAGAGTTGTTGGGGGCTCCCAGTTTAAGGCGGCGCGAAGCGCCGCGTTGTCACTCGTCTTATGAATGATGCCAGTGGGGGCGGACATATTATACTGCCTAACCAATTGGACTCCGGCGATGTATTCGAGCATGCCGACCAACTCGTTCACTGACGCAGAATTGGGGTTAGCCAAATTCAGAGGGCCTTTCACGGGCTCAGTTACCATCCTCCAAATTCCCTCGATGCAGTCGTCGATGTAGAGGAAGCTGCGCGTCTGGTTCCCGTCGCCCCAGATTTCGATTTCGTGGTTCCCCGTGAGCTTGGCGACGGCGACCTTCTTGCACAGCGACTCTATGACGTGCTCGCGTCCCGCGGGCCGATGGTCACCCGGACCGTAGAGCGTGTGAAACCGTGCGATGGTGCAACGGATGTTCTTGTCCTTGTCGAAGGCTTGGCACATGCGCTCCGAGAAAATCTTTTCCCAGCCGTAGCCAGTGTGCGGGTTGGTCGGTAGCGCGTCACTCTCCTTCATGGGCCTCGGGCCACCGGGGTAAACGCAGGAAGAGGACGCGAAAAAATATTGTGTGACTTGGCGCGACTCGCAACACCGGAGCAGGTTAGTGTTTATGAGCGACGAAAGCATGCAGTCCGCGTCGTTGCCTTCGATGAAGCCAATGCCACCGACCTTGGCGGCGAGGTTGAAAACTATGTCCGCATGTTGGCAGGCGGAGGAGGCTACCCCAATGTCGCAAAGGTCATCTCCGCACTTGCGGGTGACCTCGCGCACACCATACCCGCGCTCCCGGAGGAATTTGACAAGGGCGCGGCCGACGAAGCCACTGGAACCGGCGACTGTTGCACGCATACGCCGATTAGGACTTGGTGTTGGTGTTGAAGCCCTGCTTGGCGGTGTCGTAGTCGACGTTGAACTTGCCGGGCGCCTTGGTGGACGGGTCGGGGCCGCTCGGGTTACTCGAGGCGCCCTTGCCCATTTCGGCTTCGCGATAATCTTCCTCGTCCTTGAAGGACCGGGGGTCGTGTGCGGTGATTTCTTTTGGCATACCAGAAAAAGGTCTCTGGCGGGGCCGAAAGTCAACCGGGGAAATGTCTCAGGCCTTGATGTAGTGGCGGGGGGTGTGGGGCTTGCGCCGCTTCAGGGGGTGAGCCATAAGGGCTCGGGAAAGCAACTGCTCGTCGACGTTCTGGGTGCGGGTCAGGAACTGAATCACAGCCGTGCAGGTCTCGACCGGCGCACCAACGAGGTCCTCATACCAAACCACCAGCCGGTTCGGGATGGGGTAGAGCACCCACTTCTTCACGAACGCCGCCCAAAAATCGACTCGGTTCTCCGGGGTGTCCGGGGTGGCGCCGACACGGAGGTCATATGTCTCCCAGCTCTCGAGGGACTCGAGGGGGTTCCGGACCTGCACGAGATATTGCCTAGAGTTGTCAAGGTTGACGGGGGTCTTCAGGTCGAAGTCGTGGTTCTTCTGGTAGTTGACCGGCGGAAACTGGCAGCCCAGCATCGCGTGAGGGTCGCGATAAATTTCCCCGTAGACAAAGGTCTCCGCGAAGTAGACCTTCAGCACGTTGACCAGAGCGTGGTGCCCGGAGCGCGGATAGGAAATGCACTCCGTCGGGACCAGCGTTTTGCAGAACTCGTTTTCCATCGTAAATTGGCGAAGCGACCGGTGGACACGACCCACATCGGCTCCACGTGAATTCTTAGCTACGTGCTCCGACCTGTTGCAAGCAGCCCCGCCCTCGCGGGGTTCAGCCACTCCATAAATTGGCGGGCGCGTCTGCCGTCAGGCAGAACTCTCGCGGCTGGCTCATGGGTGCGACCCACATTTCCAAGCCGAAATTCAGCGTCCAAAAGTAAGCGGGGTTTTTAAGACACACTATCGCAGGTTTCGCGGGTCGCGGCGTCAGACCATGCCGTCAGCGCTGGCCAGCGTTCACCCCGCTTGCCGTGTCCTCCCTTGGGGAGCGTTCGGCCATTGGTGGCGGCGGGCGCCGAAATTTTGCACGGCTCTCACTACGCAGGAGCCGTCTGCGTCGGTTCGCCACACCTGAGGCTGGCGGGTTGCCGAAAAGTAGAGGGAGCTTCCTTGCTCCCGCACAAAAGAGCCGAGCTGGTGCGGGGCCATGCGTCCTTTCGGGCGCGGGACGTCCGCGACTTCGCGAAACCCCGTCTCGACTACTGTTTGGTTTTTCCACCTCCGGAGGCATGGGGCTTAGAAAGCCCGGTTCCGGATAGGAAATTGGTGGACGTATCGTGCCCTTGACGCCGGGCTTCTACCGGTGGACGACCCAAGGCATTTCGCTGTAGTCACCCGCTTGAGGATTGGTTGCGGTCGCCGGAGTCGAACCGGTCTTCCAACTTATGAGGATGGCGTGCGCCGTCACACTTCCCCGCAGTTTTCAAAGAACAAAATTGGTGGACACTATCGTGGCCCTGACGTCGGGCTTTTTCATACCGATGGCGATTAGCCAGCTTCAGCCCGGAACATTCCATGCCGCGGGCGCGATGTCAACTCTTACGAATTGGTGATGGTCACCGTGATGGTGCCGGGAACCGAGGGCACGTCGGGGCCAGAGGCCACCGCACCGAGCGGACCTTCGCCGACGAAGTTGACCGCACTGACCTTCCACTGGTAGACGCCGGGAGATGGGTTCACAATTTCAAATGAGGGTGTGGTCACAACGGTGAGCAGACTGAACGCTCCGCCATTGACGGACTGTTGCAGACGATAGTTTAGGACGCCTTCGCTCGCGGGGTTCGCGGGCCAAGAGAGGTTGATGGTTGTCATTCACCAAAGAGATTTGCATTTTTCCGGAATGTCAATTCGCGGACAGAAAATGAATGTGACTGCAAATCAATCCGTGCGTCCGAAGCCGTCAAAGTCCTCGTAAACTGCAGGAACGATGTCGCGACCGTGGTTGTCCAACGCCAGCCTCAACCAATGTGGATTCAGGTGGTGATTTTCTTTCAGACTCCCGGCGCAGTCAAAAATTGGAAGCTTGATACGCAGGGCCTCTTCCACCTCGGCGCGGGCTCCGCTCGAAATTCGCCAGTCCCACGTGAGCACCACGGCGTCACAACGACGAAGTATCTCGAGGTCGCCCTCGAGCCACACTTGGTCCGGCGCCGCACCTTGGAAGAAACGCGTGTTGGTGTGCGGGCAGATGGCGCACCATCCCGGGATGTTCCAGACCTCGAGCGAAAGCTCTTCGGCCCGGCGAATGTTTTGCTCGATGAGCCAAGAATTCTTGGCGCGGAAGGGACCGGCGACGTATGCGATTTTCATTTCCCAGTTTTCTCCGCGTTCTTCGGGTGTTTCTTGTTTTTGGCGTTGAGTGCGCGTGCGCGGCGTCGAGCTTTGCCCGACTCGACGGCATTATTCATTCTTTGGATGGTTGCGAGTGAGAACATACCTAGTTGTTTTGAAAATTGTGCTCTTTAAGCGCGTCGGCCCATGCCTGCACAAATTCTTTCTGGGCCTTCTCGGTGGCCTCGGCCTGTTCAACTTCATTCTCGAAGTCGTGCAGGTCTCCTCCCGGATGCTGCGCGCAGAGAAGGTATGGCTCGTCGCATCCAATCACGTAAACTGCAAAGTAGCCCACCTCTCCCGCTTCGTCCGGTTTGCACACAGGGGACACGGAGAGGATGTGCTCGGCCCGGAAAAGAACCCCGTTTGGTGCTGTGATTATTTTGCTATTCATCGGTCTTTCGGTTGGTCCAACGTCGCAGGTTTTCCGTGCGTGGTCAAATCACGGATGGTTCGGTGTATGGCCTTCTCGACGAGGGCCTGCACCCACTTCCAGCTCTCGAGGCTCTGTTCCATCGAGGCCTCGGGGCAGAACTCCACGAACTCCTTGAACATGGAGTTGGTCTTGCAGAGTCGGTCAAACTCTTGCTCGATTTGTTTTGCGGCGTTGTATCCCATAGGTCACCAGTTGGCGAGCATGCGGTCGAGCGCGACCTTCAGCTGTTTCTTCAGCCACAGGGCCTCTTTCTTTGTTCCCTCACCCGCAATGGTGAATTGCTGGTGGTCTATCTTCAACCTAAGATAGCATTCGTTGCCCCACCCGCACATAATAATTCGATATGCGGACTTGTTACGCTGTCGTGCGCGATTCAGGATTTCAGATATTTGCCGCCCCACGTCTTCTTTTTCGGCTTTGGATTTTTCACTTCAACCTCCCCTGCAGCTGGCTGTAAAAGCTGCCGCGGCCGATTCGATGGAGCACCTGCGTGTAGAATCGGAACCAACGTTCTCCATGGTTCATATACTTCAGGTGCGCCAGCTCGTGGGCCATGGTGTCCGCTATTTGATAGGCAAGAAGCTTGCCCACGCCTCGGCGCCTCACCTGAATCCGGATGCGGCCGGTCTTCTTGACACAGTCGCCGTAAAAGTTTTTCTTCAGAGAGAGCGGCCGGACCTTCTTGAGCCTCAGCCCGAACTCTACTGCGTAAAAGTGCAGCATGCACTCCACGAAGCCGAAAAGTTTTTTGTCGCGCTTCATTTTGAATGTCTCAAGATGATGGTGTGGACCGTGGCCTTGTGCCAGTAGTCTCCGCCCGGGGCGGGGAACCCCATTCCCGCCAGATAGTGGGCGATGGACTGAAGAGATTTTCCCAGCTTTCGAAGTTTCAATATCTCCGCAATTACCATTTTCTCCTGCTCAGTCTGCCCGTAGGGCTTCGGGCCACCGCACGGCTCCCCGGTCTCACGGGCCTTCTTGCGCCGACCGGCTTGGAGCTTCAGGACCGTTTGGGATTTTTCCCACTGCGCGAGTGCGCCGAAAATCTGGCGCATCAGCACGCGAGAGGGGTCGGCGTCAGCCATGACCAACTCCTCGCCGGTGTCAGCGGCGTAAACCTTAATTCCCTTCTTGCGACACTCCGTCAGGAAAAGCTCCTGCACAATCAGGTCACGCGCAATTCGCGAGGCGTTCTCCACCACCACGGTGTCGATGCCCAGCGCGTTGCACTCGCCAGCCAGCGACAAGATTTCCTGCAGCCCAGCGCGCCCATCGAACTCGGTGCCTCCGGACTGCTGGTCCTTGAACACGCGGGCGATGGGCCAACCACGCGCCCCGGTCAAGGTGGTGATGGTGTCCAGCTGGCGGTCGAAGCCGCCGCCGTCTAGCTGTTCCTTGGTGCTGACCCGTAGGTATGCGAAGACTTTCATGGGGTGTTATTCATCGCACCAATATACATGGACCCAGACAGATGCACTGCTGGAAATCCCGTCCACTCGAGCGTGATATCCCAGCCTCTGAACGCGACACTGCACTTCATACGCTGCCTCCTCCCGGGCCCCCTCAACCACGTTCTGGTTCGAGATGGGGAGGGAGTTGGAGGACACCGCCACGCTGTCCACCGCGCCAACTGAAGCGTGGGCCGCTTCCAGCTTTGTCTCGATGGCTTCCATCCACTGGTTGGTATATGCGTCGCGCTGCTCCATCTTGAGTCGAGCAAAGATATTCTGCTGTTCAGCCAGCCGGGCGCGCATTTCTTCGTAGGTTTTCATTCTGGTGTAGGTGCGTTGCGGTCGTTCGTGTCGACCACGGTCCGAGTGGCCATGTCGACGATTTGATAGTAGTCGTCGTGTCTCACACCGCAGGACTTGGCCTTCGCTACTTCTTTGGCCTGCTCGAGAGTGTGAAACTGTCCAGTGAGGTCGTGCCATCCGCCCCTCGGGTAGAACCGCTCGTAGAAAAACAGCAGGTAGCGTTTCATGTCAGACCTATCGCACAGTTTCGAACGGTGTCAAATTCCAACCCGAAGATTCTCGGTCCATGGCCACACTGAGCGCGCCGTCCAGCGCGTAGCGCAGCTGGTAGGCCTCTTCGATGGTGAGGTTCAGCTTGAGGGGTCGGGCGCCCATGTCGAAGGCGAGCTCGATGGGTCGTCGCACTTCGAAGGGGTTGGCCGGTTCGGAGATGTGGGTGACGTTGATGTTCATGACGCAAGGTCGCACTGGGCTTCGCCCCTGTCAAAAACTATTTTTCGAGAATGTGCAAGCGCCACTTCGCGCCGCTGCTGCTGTGGGTCCGCATCCACCTCAAGATGTCGAGGGCGTCGGACAGCTTGTTGTATAGCGCGAAATTACGCCAGAAAATCCAGCTCTTGCGTTGGACAACGAAGGTAAGTTTCATGATTTGGGTGGGGTTCCGTCTTGCAAGGTGCCGAGGTCCACCTCGGTGAACTCGCGCACGGTGTCGCCCGTTTCCTTGTCCCAGTGGCCCGGTATGGTCACGGTCATGCGGACGTCCTCGCCGCACTCGGCGTATCCCTGCCAGTGGTCGCGGGCCTCGAGCTCCGCGCCCCACTTGTTCAGAAGGGCCTTGAGCTCGGCGCGAAAAGCAGCTTCGACTTGGGCGGCGGGTATCATGGTATCAGCGACCTCCGAAGATGGCGACAAACACGGCAAACACCCACCAGTTTCCCCATGGGTTTTCGGGGGTGATGGCGGGCGCCGCGGGAGCGGGGACAGGTGGCGGGAACTTGGGCGCCGCTGGCCGGAAGCCACCGAACGACGATTGGGTTTCATGTGTCATACGGGGAAAAGTCGCACCGTTGTGGCGGCTGTCAAGTCTTGTCAGAAATACGGGTGCGTTTTTCTGACCGCTCAAATGCAGTAGTCCTCGGGAGGTTGCACTGCCGGAAGACCTTCGCGACGTCGAGCGGTGCGGACCCTGTGGCAGTTGGCGCACACGAGGTCGCACTTGGCGATTTCGGAAAGGACTGCTGGCCACGAGCGCTTGCGGTTTCCTTTGGATATATCAAAGGACTTGTCCCCGAGGTGGTCGAAATCCATGGCCTCTGGAATAAGGTGCTGTCCGCAGTCCTTGCAGGGTTGGGCTCTCTTGTAGTCATTCAGTCGTCTTACCCGCATGGCCTTCAGCTCTCGGGACCAGCGTTGACGCCGCTTTTCTTTTTCCGCAGGTGAAAGGCCCCGGGCTTCGCGGAGCTGAGTCAACCGGTTAAGCTCGTCGGGAGAAAGCGATAAAGCGTATTCAGCGCGCTCCCTCTCTTGTCGGCACCCCCGGCAAAGGGTGTCACGCTGACCCCGCCCTTTCGAGTGGAATTCTTTGTCGTCCCGGGTCGCCCCGCAGAACCTGCAAGTCTTCATGTCAAACAAGAGGTGAGGCATACGGGGGAATTGTCAACTGGCAAGTTTTACCCCGTTGGCCCGGTGAACCGGAATTTTATGCCGCGCCCGGACACCTGAGCCGAGCTCGCCCCCCTCGATTCCCCCGTGGCCACCCCTGCATTTTGCCCGGCAAATTCTGCTTAGCGGTCCGCGTTGCGGGTGTGGGCAGTTAGGCAACGCGTAACGTGCTGAGTATCAGGCTATGCGACTCAGGGTATAACGGGATTGGGTGTATTCACCCATCATAAGTGAATCACTTAGGATACTCAGGATGCCGAAGGCCTCGAGTCGACCCCGAGACCCTCGCTCGCTTTTCGCTCACTGCTGGGCAGAATCTGCCTAGTCCAGCGGTTCTACGGATTGGCCTTGTTGTGGTCTCACTGATGCACGCTCTCGTGCTTTCTCATTTGCTTCCACAATAAGGCGTTGCGTGATTGGTCCGGGGTCAGCACTCGGGTTCGAAAGGCTGGCGATGATAGCTGCGTGCAGGTCATTGCTGCTTGAGTTGGGCGAGCCACCAGATTCGCGGTCCGCTCTCTCCCCAGCAGTGTCAGAAAGGGCTGCGTAGCTCATCCGCTGAGCCGCCTCAGCTGCGTTGGCAAGGTCCACGAAAAACTTGGCACTCAGCTGCAAGTCGCCGGTCTTGGTCCGCACGCACGCACGCGCCAAAAGCTCGTCGTTGGTCATGGCAGTGACCTCGCTGAGCAGCCGGTCCACTTGGTTGCGAAGGCACTGAGCTTGGCAGAAATTCATCGCTCGATTAACTGAGCGTTCGAAGTCGCCCGGGCGCCCTGATTTACTCATCAAGGACACTCGTCTGATTTTGTCCTGCCATCCTTCGGACTCGGCGAGCGACCTGACCTGCTCGGGCTCAAGGTCGAGAGCCACTGCAGCCTTGTCACAGTCGCCCAGCAGCGACATAAAAACCAAGAAGGCTTGAGCCACGTCCACTTTGTTCTTGTCAATGGGTCTAGGATTTGCCATGTGAAAGGAGATAATTTGCTGCGTTGAACGCCACCTTCGAGCTGTCTTGAAGCAAACCAATTGCAGTGTTGCATTGAGTGCAAAGGAGCCCGCGGATTTTGCCGGTGTCGTGGTCGTGGTCGATATGTGGCCGAACCAACTCTCGTCCGCAAATGGCGCACATGCTGTTCTGTGCCACAGCCAGCACGGTGTATTGCTCTTCGGTCATCCCATACCGCTTAAGCTGCGTCCGACGCCTGATGCGGTCCGCGTTCTTGGCGTAATGGGCGCGTGTCGCCGCGATATGTTTCTCCGGGTTGCGTTGATACCGAGCTCGGCGAAGCTCATTTATCCGCTCCTTGTTTTTGGCGCGCCATGCGCGGTGGGTTGCGCTGTTCCGGGCTCGATACGTGGCACGCTGGGCTTTGAGCCGCTCCTTGTTTCGGAGTCGATACTCTCGTTGATAGGCCTTCTCAGCTTCTGTCATGGTGACAAAAGAAGTGTGGCCTGTTCGTCCAATGTCAATCCGCTTTCGGCTTGTGTTCATTCCACCACGTCCGACGCTCCGCTTGGCGCCGCACCTTCTTGGCCTCAGCGAATAGCTCCTTGGCCTTCTCGCTGGACTTGTCGAACAGCTCGGCCTCGTGGTCCTTGGGCTTGTCTTTGGGGTCTTGCACGCTGAATAAGTGTGCGCCCGCGGCCCGCGTCAATTAACTCGCCACGCGCTGGTCAAAAAGAAAACAGGCCGAAGGCCCGGCGTCGGTCCCGTGTTTCCGTAAGCCATGGAGCCACCAAGTCACAAGTCCAAAAACGGCATGTAACTCCTATAAACCCCACGACTCATATCATATCTATATATATGTATTGATTGTGACGTGTGTGGACTTGACTCTTGGGGTTCCATAGAGTTACTACCCGTTTTTGGACTCATGGACGCGCTCCGCAACTCCATTAGTTGACGCCGTGGCGGGTCCTCACATATATTCCGTGCGTGCAAACACACAACACGTTCAACGCCGGTTCCAAATACGGCAGCCACCAGAAGTTCCGTCACGTCTACTGGTGCCAGAGCTCGCTCACGCCATACCACTTCCGTTTTTCCGTGGGCTCTGACGTCTTTCGTGACCCATCTGCTTTCGGCCGACCGGTCGGTGTGTTCAACGCGGACTGCTACGGCATCACGCCACAGGACGCGAGTGACGAACGCACCAAGGTCAAGATATCCGAGGACCCTAACACGGCACGACGTTTTCCCTGCGCCACTGCTTTCACCACACGCGAAGCGGCGGCCATTGAGGGCGACTTTTGGAAGCTGGTGCTGCGTCGCCAGTATTATTTGGAAATCCCTTGGTCACATGCGACCTACGAGGACTTCATCTATGCTGCCGAGCAGGCGCAACGCGACCCGGTGGCCGAGCTAGATGATGAAACCAAGTGGTCTCATGAACTCCTCGACTTCATCGACCAACACCAATCACAGCTGCTTGCGCACCGCGATGCACACAAGCCCGAGGTTGACCTAGACCAGTGGATGAAAATTGCGAAGGCCACGAACAACCACAAGCTCCGCACTTGGGTTGAGCAGGTGCGCTCCGCACAGGATGACCTCGAAAGCTTTTACGCGTCCATGTCCGGCAAGACCGAAGCCCAGCTGGCCCGACTATCCAAGAAGCTCGACGTGGATAACGTGCAGGTGCCCACAAAGAACTATGTTTTCGGTGCGCGTGTCAGTGGCCTGAACAAAAACGTTCGCGCAACCAAGGCCGAGTGCGACCTGCTGTTGTCCGACATCATCGCGACCCGCACCGGCCTAACCAATAACCTCAGCAAGCTGCTGAACGAACGACCCCCAATGTTATGACCTACGTCGATGCAGCAGTCTGGCCTTATGGCCGAATGATGATGTGTCATTTGTTGGCGGACACGGTGGAGGAGCTGCATGCCATGGCCGACCATCTCGGCGTGTCGCGTCGCTGGTTTCAGAACGACCGATATCCTCACTATGACATTTGCAAGGCCAAGCGTGCAATCGCGGTGCAGCTCGGCGCCACTGAAATTAGTCGACGCGAGTTCGTTTTCCTAGCACTCGCCCAATCCAAAAACAAGCCTCAATCATGAAACCATTCCGATTCGCATACCTGCTTTTCAACCCAGCCGAAATCCTGTTTGCTGAACGCGACACGGTCGGACCACGCTTCGGCCTTTACGTGTCGCTTCGCAATGGCGACCGCGTGCTGGTTCGCGCCACCAACGAAGTGGGCGCCGAGCAGATGCTTCAAGAGTTCCACAACCTGTGGCTGATTGCCCTAGGTTTTCCGCCTAACCAATAACAAACCATATGAGCCACGACACACCCAGACCTCACGACCACGACCCAAAGCAATTTCGCCCTCTACATCCGACGGCGAAGAACATCGACAACATCAAGGCGCAGTTCGCGCAGCACGCCTCCAACAAGGTAGTGGTGCAGGGCGCCAACTATTCCAAGGCGCCTGAGCAAGAGGTGAGCGAGGAGCAGCTCGCCGAGGAGCGCAAGAACATTCCTTTCTATCCCTTTCCCGAGAGCGGAAACATCTGCGAGTATGTGCAGAACCCCACGCGCCCGGGAATATTCGTGGTCGTGGTCAACATCGAGAGCGACCCGAGCAAGCCAGTGCATCCCGGATTCTTTGCCACCACGCGCCAGTCCGAGACGGCGCAGATGATTTGCGACGGCATCAACTTCCTCTACAAGTGCCAGAAGCAAATGGAGCAGGTCGGCGCGGGCGAGGTGGTGCAACCCACGATTCTTCCGCCAGTGAAAGTTGACCTAGCGCCTGAGTCGGGGAATGGTGCAGCAGAATGAAATCCTATCTGCTAGTCGCAATATTCTCCGAGTCTGGTGGGCTTCAACACGTCAAGTGTCAGTCCTTCGACATGAAGCCGGACTACGGTTCCACCGTGTGCTATGACGAACACAAACGCGTGGTCGCTGTCATCCCGATGGGCACGCTTTTCACGGTGGCGTATCACGACCCGAAAACAAAGGCCACGTGAACCTCGAGCACTACATCGTCTTCTTCATGCTGGGCTGCATTTTCGGTGCGCTGGTCAGTCGCCGCGGGCCGAAGGGCGACAGAGGCGAGCCCGGCTCACGAGGATTCCCGGGGCCAGTGGGGCTCTCGGGCAAGGATGGGCGCGACGGCGTAGATGGGGTGGACTGCAACACCTACGATTATGACGACCCATCGGCGTATGACATCGAGGACGTGGGCCGGTCCGAAGAGGGCAGCGACCAAAACAAAATCACATGAGCGACACAGGCGAAGTTAACAACGTGTTCAGCACCGTGAAACAGCTGGGCAAGACCGACGACACTCTCACGAAAATGATGAGTGAGATGACCCCGCCTCCGCACTCTGACACCATCTGGGTTGCCAGCGACGGCACCGCCAAGCGATGGAACGGGATGGACTGGGTGCCCTACCCGGGACCCGCTGCGCCTAACCAATTGGCCGTGGTCACTGACACGCTGGTGGACATAGCCAAGAAGCTCGAGACAGTCATTGCCTTTCAGAAGGAGCAGCTCACAGCCTTGCATCACATTCAAGTGAGGCTGGACATTTCGGCGAAACCTCCGCCGCTCAAACCACCGAACATCCCCCTTTTCTAATATGGCGCACAACACCGGCATGATGGGCAATCAACGCGACTTCGGACTCACCGGTCCGGGCAAGGGAGACAAGGACAGGACCTCGTCGCGCAAAAAGTTCAATGAGAACTTCAAGGACGTCATTTTCCCCAATGATACCAAGGGTTTCGTGAAGGGCAAGGGCGCACGCCTCGTGAAGAAATACTCATGAGAAACCGAGCACAGCTGGAAATCATCTTCGAACAGGTCAGCCCGGCTTTTCTCGAGGCCTTTTTTAACGACACTACCGTGAACCTCATGTTGAGGGCGGGCCACTCCATGGAGGAAATCGTGGTGCAACTATCACGAGAGAAGACTGCGCAGTTCAAGCTGTTCATGCGTGAAATCAACAGGCTTGAAGCCATCGCCCCTCGTAAGGTTGTTGGGGCCGACGGCAAGGTCTACGTCTACCGATGCCCCGACCACTTGATACCTGAACCGCTATGAACGCTAATCAACTGGCATACGAAGTCATCAAATTTTTCAAGGCCCGAGCGGGCTTTGACCACTGGTGGGATGGTATCCCACATCACATCCAGCGAGAGGTCAAGTCGGCCCTCGCTGACAGACTGAACCAAGCCATGAGCGACGAAAACACATCAACATCCAGCTCCTCCAGTTCAAGTTCTGGCGGACACGAGCTGCCGCCCTTGCCTCCATTGCCACCACTCCCGCCGCCGCCTCCGCCGCCGGGACCCGAATAACATGAGCGACGAGGAACGCAAGCTCCGCTTCGAAGTGCGCCAGTTGACCCAAAAGGTCCGCGACGTGCAGGGTGAGTATCAAGTCCACCAGATAAAGCTGGAGGCTGAGAACGCCGAGCTCCGGGCGGAGATTGCGCGCCTCACCAAAACCGACATCTCGAAAGACAGCACATGTTCACACTCGTAATTGTCCTCGCTTCTGTTAGCCTCGGAGCTATTGCGGGCGTGTGGCTCGTGTGCAAGCTTCTCGATTACATCTGGCCCTTTTGAAAAACGGCGCCAACATTTTCGACAGCTGGCGCCGTGTGCCCGGTGTGCGCTGCGCCAAGTGCGGCGAGGACATCATGTGGGATGGCCACGAGGGCTTGATGTGCGACAGCGAACACTGCCCGCACGCGCACAGGATTTATTGGAACGCCGACCTTCGAGAGCGGCTGCAGCTGTCCCTTCCGTAGTAGCCCGCCTGCCTGTCCGTATCACTACTGACTTGCATTCATGCCGGGTGGGTGTATCCTTCCCGTATGAAAGATATCATCAACGACTGGGTCCCCGAAACCAAGTCCCTGCTCGAGTCCCTCGTGGCGGCGGGCTTCACGCTCCTCGGCGGCGACGATGGCGAAGCGGGCTTCAAGTTTCGGGAGGGCAAGCTGGACGACTTCATCGAGAACCTGATTGCGTGCGACGAGGCCCAGCTATATGTGAAGGACCCGAGCGGCAAGAAGCGCACTCTTTTCCTCGTGCTTGGCAACGAGCCCGGCGTCATCGTTTCCGACTACACGTTGCCCATCGGTGAGGGCACGGACCACATCGAAGCCGTGACCAACGCGCACTACGACAAGTGGTGCAACGTGCCTCAGCCCACGAAGCCCAACCCCTACATCAAACGCTAATTGATATGTCCACACCCAACTTCAAGGTCGGCGACTCCGTTGTGTGTCGCACCAAGGACGGCTCGTCCGTCAGCGGCAAGGTTTCTTACGTCAACCGCAGCCACATCTACGTGGCGTGGGTCTCGGCGCCGGGCAGGACCCAAGTCGAGCAGGTGCCGAAGACCGAGGCCGCGGCACGCATCACGCCTTTTGGAAACGCAACGTTCCTAACACTTCTCTAACATGTATTCCGTAACCATCTATTTTTCAAGCCGCGAAGACGCGGACCGATTGGCCCGTGCATCCCGGACAGCCCGCGACACCGGGATTGATTTGGCAGGCCTCGCAGGGGCGTTATCCCGTGCTGGCGAAGTCGACGGACCCAACTCCACTGACCCGGACCCTGAGTATATCGAGGACCCCGCAGAACTTCGCCGGTTTCTGGCAGCCGCGGCCAATCCCTGCAGTAAACCAGCCCGTCAGCCGTCAAATACCTAACTGCCTGATAATTAGGCAAATTGAGTTGTTGCATTTCCGCTTGCGCGGGCTTATACTCTCACCATGATTAAGAACACATTGAAGGTTCGAGTGACGGTCGACGGCGCCATCATCCGCAAGGACGCGGTGGTGCGCGTTAAGGACACGGGCAACAACTTCTGGCTCGTGACGCACACCCTCTACTGCGGCCGCTGGTTCAGCACCGAGCCCATGTCGCTTTTCCTGAAGCGCGAGCAGTTCGAGTTAACCACTCCCACGGCCGCGACCTCAGTCATTGCCTAACAACATGAACACCGCCACCCCCCAAACCCAAATCAAACCCACCGTCGCCGTCGGCGACATCTTCGAGATGTCGTGGGGCTACGACCAGACCAACGTGGACTACTTCCAAGTGGTCCGCCTCACGCCAAAGGGCGTTTACGTGCGCGAGATTGGTGCCGAGCAGGTGCCCGGCACGCAGGGCTTCATGTGCGCCACGGTCCGCCCCGTGAAGGACAAGTTTCTCGACCGCGCCTCGTGGTGCCGACCGAAGGGGAGCTCAGACCGGGTCAACGTGGAAACCTTCCGCAAGATTTCCTTTTACCGGGACACGCCCGGGTTCAACTTCGAGGGCCGCTACTTTGCGCGCCGCGTGTCCGCCGACTCCACCACCTATAACTCTTGGTATGCCTAACAAATCACGAAAATTCCGAATCGTTTACACCGTCACCTCCGAGCCCCTTGAAGCGAAGAACCTCAAGGCTGCAAAGGCCGCGCTCGACAACCAACAGGACGACCTCGACGAATACGCGACCGGTGAAATCACCAACGCAAACGTGAGAGCCGTGCTTCAAGAGTGGGTTAAAATTTCTTACTCCGACGAGCCCAGCACCTTCGTTTGGAGGGACGTGGCGTGAAACTATCAATCGCTTCCATCCTTTTGCTGGGTTCCATTCTCGCTGCCTCGGCGACCCAATCTGTCACGCTGGCTTGGGACCCCAGTCCGGAGCCGGAGGTCGTGGGCTACCGTCTTTACTGGGGCGGGGCCTCTCGAATCTACGGCGGCTTCCTCGAGGTCGCGGCTCCGACCACGCAAGCCACCATCCCGGGCCTTGAGCCGGGCACCACATACTTTTTCGCCGTGACCGCCTTCACGGACGAGGGCCTCGAGTCTGAATACTCGGCGGAGGTGGTCTACACCACCAGCGGTGAGCCGCCTGACCCGCTGGCTGCGTTACCGCCGCCGGGACCCATCGCCATAAGCAAGGAGAAGGGCCTCGTGTCTTGGCCCCTGCTAGGCGCCTATCGTGACGTGCTGGAGGTCAGCACCGACTTGACCACTTGGGGCGAGGCCTGCTTCGACTGCCCACAGCGCGGGGGCCGCTACATTTTCCCCGTGCTGTTTGACCAGCCAGCCCTGTTCTACCGTCTGCGCCGAACCCGTCGGTAGAACTACGGACTTGCATGCGCGCCGCCCTGTGGCACCTTACACCATGAGCAACATATCAGCCAAAATCGAAACAACCCTCGTGGGCGTCACGCCCATCACCCGCGAAGACGACGGCAGCCTGTGGCTCCGCCTCGACGTGCCGAACGGCTGGGACGACGTGAAGAAAATCTGCAAGAAGGTCCTGAGCTTCGAGGGCCGCACCTACGTTTTCATGTCTTGGAACAGCGACACCCTGACGTGCGCCTTCAAGGCCAGCACTAACGTGGCGCGCATCTGCCGCCAGCCCTCGAATACGTAACACTACGGACTTGCGCTGACCTCACAACTGTGGCACATTTCACCATGATGATTCGACCTTTCAAAATCTGGATGGAGCGGAGCGTGGGCACCCGCGTGTTCCGCTCCGAGAAGTGGTTCACCCCGCACATGGACGGCTCGGTGACCGTGGAACACGTGCAGGACACCTACGAGGGACTGCGAGTCTACCTGACCGAGGTCCGCACCGCGGTGGCCGCGCTGGACCTGCTCACGGAGCTCCTGAACGCGAAGCCCTTTCCGCTGGCCACGCGATGGACGCGGGTCGAAACCAAAATGCCCGTCGGCAACCCCTGCGAATAATGAACCTCTACCCAATCAAGCACGACCTGCCCGGCAAGCTCTGGTGCGGCCCCAGCGCGCTCAGCACGTCCACGGGGCTGCCGACGTCCGTGATTCACCAAGCCATCAAGCAGGCACGCAATGTGACCTGTAGACACCGGCCCGTGAAGGGCGTGTCGACCCGCAACCTCGAGGCGGCAGCAAAGCTCCTCGGCTACGAGCTGGTGCTCGTGTTCGATTTCCTCGACGAGTATCGGGAGGCGTCGCGCTGAAATCATCGACCTGCTCGAAACCGAAATCGAATATGAGTAAACAAAAATACCCCCAGACCGGTTCCAGTAAAACCTCCTCAACATCCACCCCCAACAGCCGCAAGAAGACGGCTGGCTACTGCAGCGACAGGCTGCACGCGAAGCGAGACCAGAGGCGCCGCGAGGCCGACGCCCGGCAGGCGCGATACGACGCGCTGAGCCTCGAGGACCGGCTTAGGTTGTGCCACACGCGCCCCGGCCAGACCATCCGGGAACGCGCCCGGATACAGTTCGCAATCTCCAAAAGAGCGGCTTGACATCGCCCCGGAACCCGGACCTTTTCTGTGTATGCCTACGTTCATCATCGGCTCATATAAGGTCCCGGGTGTCCCGGAGACAGTCATCGTCGAAGCCCCGCTCACCGGTATCGCGAAGCGTGACTACGATAACCTCTACGTCGAACTCAAAAAGCTTTATCCCAAGCTCGCACCGGGCGACGCGAAGCGTGTTGGCTCGACCATCGAGACCCGCGAGGACGTGCCTCAGTTCATCAACCCGCACCCGGGCATGACGCTGCGACAGCTGTTCATCGACAACGCCTCGGCCGATGGCAGCGGAGCGGAATGCTTCCGCGAGATTGGCACAGTCTTTTTCGAGGGCGCCGCGCAGGACGTTCTGCTCCGCTACCTCCAAGACAAGGGCATGGTGGGCGTGACGCTCAAGGACCGCATGACACGCGACGCCACGCGCTTTTCCAATCAGCTGAACGCGAGCCTGCCTGTTGAACGGCTGCCCGAACTGCTCAAGGAAATCTTCGGCAGCGAAGGCCGGGAGCTGAACATCCGCCTGAAGTCTCACCCGCAGGACCAAGTTGCTAAGCCCATCGCGCCCCGCAAGAAACAGTCCACGGCGCCCGTGTTCACTCCGCCCGAGCACCTGCCCGCACCGAAGGAACCCAAAGCCGCCAAGTCAGTCGTTGGTGAGCCAGCCAAGCCGTGAAGTTCTGCGACAACAAGCTGTGCCGCCTGCACTCCGTGGAGATTGACGGGCCGCAGATTGATGTCTGCGAATACGTCGAGGCGAATGGCAAGAAGGTCCGGGCTCGCCGATTCATCCTTGCCGATAAGGGCAATCCCGGCCCGACTTGGGCGCTCTGTGATATTTGCGCTCACGCCGTGGCGATGATACACTCGGGAAAATAAAATGAGCCCGACACAAGACCCAGCAATCAACGACACCAGTCTCTGCCTTGAGGTGGAGAAAGACATCTTCGACCCCAAGGCCAAGTTCACCAACCGAGAACGTAAGCGGGAGATGCGACGACGCCATAAGGTCGTTCTCGTGGGACAGCCCCCGAAGAACGCCGACGACAAATACATTGAGAAGATTGGCACCTTCACAATGCACCAGCTGATTCGTCGGCTGAAGCAGGCTGCGCGCTACGCGTCGAAGTTCAAGCACCTCGAGGCCAGCGTGCCCAACCGGCCCAAGGCCGCGATGGAATTTCGCCGCATGCACAACCACGCCTTGATGTGCTACTCGCGCCTCAAGTGCGAGATTGAATTTCGCGTCGCGCCCCGGGAGGAACTGTGAACCTCGAGCAGATTCGCGAGATTGTTCGCACGGTCACCATCCAGAACACCATGCTCTGCGGTGGAGCTATCGTGGTGAGAGGCCTCGACCAAGACCAGCTCTTGGAAATTCTTTTGCTCGCGCAGCAACAGCTTTGCGAACAGGACTCAAAAGTGCCAACCCAAAACCCTTCGTGAACGTCTCGCCACAGCTCCAAGACCACCGCGATTCCTTTTTCCGGAACGTGGCAGAGACGCACGACCTGAGCATTGAATGGAACCTCTCACATCGTTTGCCGCCAGAATCCGAGAAGAGATTGCACCGGGGTCAGAACCCCGACGGCATCACTCAAGGTCCGCCTGCCACTCGGCATGGCATGACTCCGAGCAATACCTGACATGGCTTGCCCTCGCACACAAAAGACAAGACCTCCTATGCACTATAAAAAGATTCTTTTCGCCGGATACGGACGTGCTGGCAAAGACGAAGCCGCCATCTTCTTAGGTCGAATCACCAAGCTGCGCTACGCTGGCTCCTTCTCGTGGGCCGGGCTTCCACACATGGCTGAATTTCTGGGGGTGCATCCTTGCCAAGCATGGGAAGAGCGCCACAAGAATCGACAGCTGTGGAAGGACGAGCTGGACCACATCCGGCTGGTCGACCAGTGCTGTCTCGCTCGCCTAGTCATCGCATCCGGTGACATCGCCGCGGGCATCCGGGACATCGTGGAAATCAACGCCGTGAAGGCCGAGGGATTATTCGACCGCATCGTGTGGATAGACCGACCGGGGACACCGGTTGACCCGACCGTGACCTTCGGACCCGAGGACTGCCACGAAACGATTATGAACGACGGCGACCTCGCACAGTATCACGGTAAGCTTTTCGAGTGGGCAGTGGACAATCACCTCCCGCTGAAACGCACCGAGGAAACCGTGAAGCTTTTCCGCGAGTCCAAGTTTTACCTGTGGAGCACCTTTTCAGCCATCCCCCTTGCCAGCCTGCAATGAGCGCACACATCCCCAGCGAACGACAGGAAGCCGAGGTTCTCGCCAACTACGAACTGGTGCAGGCACAGCTGAGCCTTCGCCACAACCCTTACGGGCTGGTGGTCGACCCGGAACTGTCTTTCCCGCCTCCGCCTTTCATGGATGGACAGTGGTTTCTTGAAGCGCGCTATTCCCACTTGAACGGGCGCCAAGAGGGGGCGCGAGAGTGGATTGCCGTCAACGGCCAGTGGCTCTTAAAAAGATTGCGATGAAAATCGGAACCAAGTCACTCTTGTTCGGATGCCACCAGTTTCTCTGGCACCCGTTAACCGTGGCTCTCGCCTACCGAAAGCTTTTTCGTCGCTGGCCCGATGCGGTCGGCTTTCTCTGCATCGCCCTGCACGACGTGGGCTACTGGGGTTGCGCGGACATCGACGGACCTGAGGGCAAGCTGCACCCCGTGGTCGGTGCGAAGTGGGTCGGCCGGATTGTGTATCGCTGGCGCCGCATGTTCTGCCGGGAGTCGAAGCTCGCCTCCCAGCTGTATGCCGCCGAGTCCGCCGAGCGCTGCCTGCTGCACAGCCGCTCTGTGGCGATGCAGACCAAGATGCAGCCCTCCGACATCTGCTGGGCCGACAAGTATGTGGTCTGTGTGGAACCCGAGTGGTTCTACCTTTTCCGCACGTGGCTGTCCGGAGAGGCTAAGGAATTTGTGGACAATGCGGTCAAGTCGGGGAACCTGCCCGAGGGCACCACCAATCTGCAGTGGCACCGTTGGTATTGCGCCAAGGTCAAGTCCTCGGCCGAGGTGCTGTTCCTCCGAGAGAACAACACTGCTTTCCGCCAACATCTTCTCCTGCGATATTCACCCTGCGTGTTGAAAGGCTGGATTAACCAGTTTGAAAAAGAAAATCGCGAGCCTGTTGCTTGCACTCACACTAGCGCTCAGCACGTCAGCTGAATCACTCACCTCCTACTCCATCCTCACTTGGTGGGATATGTCTCGTGCAATTGAACAATGCCTCCATTGGGTCATGCCCACCGACCTGCTTCTCGGTCCGGAGGACGCCTTCTACATTTCTCCCACGCAGGAAGACCTCGAGGCCATGGTTGCCTTCGCCGTCGCGCACAAGGAGTGGACGCCATACACGGAGCAGTCTTGGGACTGCGACAACTTCGCACGTGAAGCCAAGCACTGGATGGACGTGTGGGCCTTGCGAAACTACCGCAACTCGCGAGCTGCGGTCAGCGTGGGCGTTGCTTACGTCAAGATTTTCATGGTGTTCCCGGAAGGAGACAAGTGGCTTCTGGGATACCACGCTATGAACGTCATCCGCCGAAACGATGGGCAGTGGTTTTTCTATGAGCCACAGAACGGAAAGCTCGAGCCCGTTGAGCTCGCCTTGGAAGAGGGCTCAGTGGAGGTCGTGAAAATTAACCTGTGAACGTTGAAGGGCTCAAACCTCACCAGCCAGCCGCAGCGGAGCACCTGCTCAGCTGCATCCGGCGTGATGGCGCGGCCCTCGACGGCTCCGACATGGGCACCGGCAAGACCTACGTTGCCGCTGCCGTGTTGCGAGAGCTGGACCTTCCCACAGTCGTAGTCTGCCCAGATGTCGCACGGACGGGCTGGATTAGGGCAGGGGCGTCACTCAACGTGGCCTATGACGTCATCGGCTACGAGATGCTCCGCACGGGGCGCACCCCTTACGGACGCTGGCAATTTCCCAAGACCGGACCCCTGAAGACCCGCCTGAAATGCACGCAGTGCCAGTGCTGGGTTGAAGACAAAACGCCGAAGTGTCCCTACGGGCCGGTCCATTGCGTGGAAGTGAAGTCCATCCCGCACAACTACGGCAGCTTCATTTTTCATCCGGCGGTCAAGGCGGCGGTGTTCGACGAGGTGCATCGCTGCAAGGCCACGGACTCTCTGCAGTCGGAAATCCTCATTGCTGCGCGCCGTCAGGGCCTCAAGACGCTGGGCCTGTCAGCCACAGCCGGAGACAGCCCGCTCGACTTCAAGGCCCTTGGCTACGTGCTGGACCTGCACGAGCTGGACCACGGCGTGCGGTTCTGGACATGGGTGCGCCGCTGGAACTGTCGCCCCTCGCCGCACGGTGGATTTCGCTTCGCCGGGAACGAGCAGGAACGCAAGCAGACCATGGCCAAGCTCAACGAAAAGATTTTCCCAGACCACGGTGTGCGCGTCCGCATCAAGGACCTGCCAGACTTTCCCGAAAGCCAAATCACCGCGGAGCTGTATGACCTAGCCGAGGGCGGAGCCATCGAGAAGCTTTACGAACAAATGGACGACTCCATTCGCGCCCTGCGAGACCGAGCCGCCGCAGACAAGGAATCACACCTGACGGTAATCATCCGGGCTCTCCAAGAAATCGAGCTGCTGAAGGTTCCCATCTTCGTGCAACTCACCGAGGACGCGAACGACCAAGGCTACAGCGTGGTCAACTTCGTGACCTTCACTCAGACGCTGGATGAACTCTGCAGACGACTCAAAACAGAATGCCGAATCGACGGCTCCCAAGTGGGGCCAGCGGGTAAGAAAAGGCGCGACGCGCACATTGACTCTTTTCAAGCTAACCGGAACCGTGTTATCAACTGCAACTCTGCTGCTGGTGGCATTTGTATCACTCTTGCTGATTTCGACGGGAATTTTCCTCGCGTTGGCCATGTTTCGCCTTGCAACTCGGCGGTCAACATCCGGCAGGTGTTCGGTCGCCTGCCCCGCATCGGTGCCAAGTCCAAAAGCCTCTACCGGCTAATCCTCGCCGCGGGCACCCGGGAGGAAGCCGTGCATCGTCGCCTTGTGACCCGCCTGAACCAGCAAGACGCCCTGAATGACGGGGACCTGCTGGCCTCAAATCTCCATTTGACAGAGGGCGAGCTCAGTGATATTTTCTCGGTGCTATGAAGATTCGAGTCTGGAAATATCGAAGCGGCTCGCTCCGCTGGGCCATGGACTACGTCGAGGGCTGCAAGGAGTGGTATAAGACCAAGAGGGAAGCCATCGCCCGCGCCCACTACCTTTTTGGGCTGGCGGGATTGACGCCAAAAGTCGAGAAGCTCGAAAGCGGCATAGTGGAACTCACCGGAACTCACCAAATCAAATAAATGAACATAAGCTCCGAAAACAAACGTATCACCGTCCCCGACAGCTCCGAGCTGGCCTTGACGAAAGGTCAGCAAGCCGTCTTCGCCCGCTGGGAAGAGGGCTTTGATGCCCAAGCCAAGGGCACCCGCTTTGAGGCCTGCCCCATCTCGGGCCGTGCGAAAGCAGCATGGTGCGAGGGCTGGCTCGCGGGCGCCGCCGTGGACCGATTCTACGAAGAACTCAAGCATTGATTTATGCCATACAAGACCACAAAAGTGAAGGGCGGCTACCGCACGGTCAACAAAGACACCGGGCGCGTCATGGCCAAGCACAGCAGCAAGGGCAACGCCGAAGACCAGAAGCAGCTCCTCGCCGCCATCAAGCACAACCCGAACTTCAAACCGAGGAAGAAATGAATCTCCATCACCAGCCGGAGGAACCGCCAAGGGACGTTTGTCCCGACTGTAAAAATGAGGTGGACCTCGAAGTGTGCTGGTGTGGCGACACTCGACTTCATCACAGCCCGGAGCATTCTTTTGTGCCCATGGGCTGCGATTGCGGAAGAATCAAACTCGAAAATTAAAAACCAACGCGTGCAATGAACACCGACAACCACCTCGGCTCCTACCCATCCATCTACAACCTCGGCCACCGATACCTCGGTGACCTGCTCGACGGTCCCGTCGTCGTCGAAGAAAAGGTCGACGGCTCTCAGTTCAGCATGTGATTGGTGGACTAAATCAAATGAGCAACCAAGTCGAACAAGTCACTCCTCGTCCGCACCATCCCTACTCGCCCTCTACTCTTCAATGCCGAGAGGCCTGTGCCAAGTATAGCCCGACTCACACCGAGAGCGAGGCATCCATCATGGGCACGCTGCAGCATGACGCCGTGGAGTCTGGCGAGGACAACAACCGAATCCCAGACTACAAGGCCCTAGTCGTGGAGCAGTGCCGCAATCTGGTGGCAGAGCGTATTGCCGAGTTTGGCATCGGGTCCACGGTCATCCGCGAGGAATATCTGCCCTGCGACGACGAACAAATCCAAGGTCCGGACGGAGTCTACTGGATGGGCACCACCGGGGGATACGCGGACTTCTGCATCGTCAACGCCGACCAGACCCACGCGGAAATCATCGACTGGAAGTTTGGCAAGAATGCTGTCACCGACGCCAAGGACAACCTGCAGGGTATCTCATACATGCTCGGGCTCAAGCGTCGCTTTCCCAAGCTGAAGACCTGTCGAGTCCTGTTTTTCCAGCCCCACATTGACCATGAATCTGATTTCGTTTTTGACATCTCGGTTCCCGAAGCGTTTCACCTTAGAGTGCGGACCGTGGTTGCCCGAGCCATTGAGGCAAGCAAGAATCCTCAGGATTTCTCTATGGCGCGGGCCACGGTTGGCACTTGTCTTTTCTGTTCGCTGGTTGGTGTTTGCCCCAAGGTCGCCGAGCTCGCCATCCAAGTAGCAAAGAAATACGCGCCGCTCGTTGTGCCCGATGACATCAACACCGTGAGCCTCGAGGACCCGGTGAAGGTGAGCCAAGGAATGAAGCTGGCCCAAGTGGTCAAGCTGTGGGCCGAGTCCTTTCGCAAGAACGCCACGACCAAGGCCGCGAACGACGAGGAGTTCATCCCCGAGGGCTACGTAATGGTGCCCATGTCGCGAATCAAGCTCTCGCATCCGAAGAAGGTCGGCGAGATTGCCAAGCGTTTTCTGCCCGAAGAGCACCGCGAGAAGGTCGAGGCCCTCTATGACGTTGCCATCACCAACCTCGACGAGCTGATTCAGCTGGCCGCACCTCGGAACCACAAGGAAAAAACTGTTGCAGCTTTTCGTCAGGCAATAGTTGACGAGGGTGCCGCAGAGGTGGGACCTTCCTTTAATGTTCTCCGCATGAAAACGGACAAAGACTCGAGCAATAAAGCTGCGAGATAGTAGACAAGACAACCAAAACCAAAAACCAAACATGAGTAACGTAAACTTCTCCAAACCCGGTGTGCCCGTAGACGCTACGGAACCTATCGCCCCGGAACAGCCTGCCAAGCCCGTCCAGTGCGACGAGCACGGCAACCCCGTCTCCTACGACGTAGCGGCTCCCGCCCCTGCTTTCCCCTACAACGAGGAGAACCTCGGCTTCGATGGCATCAAGTTCCCGAAGCTCAAGGTCGTCCAGAAGTCCAGCAGCCTCGCGGTTGCCTTCGCTCTGGGTGAAATCGTGTTCAAGGACCAAGTGGCGATTTACACGCCGCCGGTCATCAAGGACGGTTCCTTGCTGAAGGCTGGCAGCGAGCCGGTCACCATCGTGTGCATCGGATTCCGCAAGGACCGCTACACCGAAGTGGTTCCCTACGGAGGCGACGAGCAGGGCCTGTTCTGCAACAGCCTCGCCGAGTTGGCGAAGGTCAACGGCACCTTGAACTCCAAGGAGCACAAGGAAAAGAAAGCCGCTGGGATTCCCTCCAAGGAATTCAAGACGCTGGCGACCGCACTGTTCTTGGTGCAGAAGCCGAACGACGTCGCTGACCCGGACCGGATTCTTTTTCCGTTCCTGTGCGAGGACAAGCAGTATGCGCTCGCCACGATGGACATGAAGGGCGGTCTCTTCACTGAAGGCGCCTGCGTCATCCGCAGCGACAAGAAGAACGGGCATCTCGCCGCGGGCGGTTACTCGTCATTCACCTACACCTTCGGCACCAAGCTGAAGATTTATGGGACGGGCAACTCGGCCTACGTGCCGGTGCTCAAGGCCGGAGTCAAGACCTCGGACACCTTCCGGGCCTTCATCAAACAGATTACGGGCAGCTAGAACCCGTTTGCCTCGGGCGCGAGAGTGGTTTGTTGTTTCTCCATTCTCGCGCCCTCTTTTTATGAACTCTCTTGCCCTCGCAGCTTGGATAAACTACAAGGAGGCGTGGCAGATGGCTCTGGACTTCAACCAGACCTCCGAGGTGCGACGAGAGTGGGAGCGACGACGCGACGAGATGGAAGCGGCCTGCTTGCTGGCGCTCGATTTGACACCGACAGGTTGCTGTGCGAGAATACCACAATGACTTTCCCGGCATTAGGAAAATGTGGCCGACATTGCGCGAAAGCGCACTTGGCATACCATCCGCCGGGCCTTTTTCCTTGTAATAGCTGTGGCTCCCGCCTACTGACCAGTGGAGCCAGTAACACCACACAGAAATCTCATGCTCAGGAGGAGTTAGTCGTGAGAGGGTCTTTTGCAGCTTCCAATTTATGAACAACGACAAACAAAACAACCAAAGAACCAACCTCACCGTCGCCAGCAACGTCAAAGAACATGCTCTCATGTATTCCAAAGTGAATCGTGCGGGTAAGTTCAAAAGGGTCTCGCAAGAGTTCCTTGACGATATCGAAGCCGAGGTTGACTGTCTCATTCGGCAAATCGAAAGCAAGGTCCGCGAGCCCCTTTACCCGGCCCCTCACGCGACTGAAAATGATTTGCGCTTAATCACCGGATACGCCGCGGAGTGCGCGCACAAACGCCTCGAGGCAGCCATCCGAAAAATCATCCGCAACAAGGTGCAGTCAACGCCGTCCTGCGGCATCACGCTGTGAGCCGACTCCAACGATTCTTACTGGGCCTTTTGATAGTGCCATTCATTCTTTGTCTCGGGGGTATTTTCGCCATCGCGGCCAAGGCGTTTGGGTTCGTGGTCACGGCGATTGTGGCTATGTCGCTACTGGTTGGCTGGCTCTGCGCTTACAGCGACGGTCCAGACCGATAAAAATATGTCCCACCGCATCATTGGATTCGACACAGAGACTTTCTACCACAAGGCCAAGAAGGGCGGCGGTTACTCCATCACCGAAATGGGGGACTACCAATACATGCACAGCCCGCGGTTCGACAATTACCTGATAACCGTGGCCGATGACACGCAGACTTGGGCCGGGCACCCGCGGGACTTCAATTGGAACTCTCTGGACGGGCACACGCTGGTCTCTCACAACGAACACTTCGACAGCGGGGTGTATGAACGCAACGTCGAGCTCGGCATTGCCCCCAAGATTTTCCCCAAGGACTGGTTCTGCACGGCGAACATGTCGGCCTACCTCTGTAACCGACGGAGCCTCGATGAAGCCGCCAAGTTTTTGTTAGGCGTCGAGCTGGACAAGACCGTGCGTGACAAAGCGAATGGCAAGACGCCGGACATGATGAAGGCCGACGGGCTCTGGCCGGAAATGCTGAAGTATGGCCGACGTGACGCCGTCACAACTCGCGAGCTGTGGGTCAAGCACGGAGACAAGTGGCCGGAGTTCGAAAGGGCGTTAGCCCGGCAGACGAGTCGACAGGGAAAGCGCGGGGTGCAAATCGACGTCGAGAAGCTCACCGACTACATCAAGACGGCGCACACGATGCTCCTCGACTGCGAGAACACGCTGCCTTGGATTAAGGAGGGCTTCAAGCCCACGTCGACCATTGCGATTGCGGAGCGCTGCCGCAAGGAAGGCATTCCCTCGCCGCCAGTGAAGGCCCACGAGGGCGAGGAAGCCTTCGACGAGTGGGAAGCACTCTACTCTCCGCGGTTCGAGTGGGTGGCCAACGTCGCCAAGCGTCGCTCCATCAACAAATTTTTGGGTGACCTCGAGACCATCAAGGAACGCCTGACCCCGGACGGCATCCTCCAGTTTCGCCTGAAGTATTTCGGAGCGCACACGGGCCGATGGTCCGGCGACGGCGGCATCAACTTCCAGAACTTCCGCAAGGAACCGCTGTATCGCGATGACAAAGGTTTTCTCGTCACCGAGCCCGACCGCCTTAAGGAGATTGAATACAGCCTCTACAAGGAGGGCAAGCTCCCCAGTTGGGTGACCGCCGCCCTCGACATCCGCTCCCTGATTATTCCGCGGGCCGGAAAGAAAATGATTGTCGCGGACCTCTCCCAGATTGAGCCGCGCTGCTTGGCTTGGGTCACCGGCAACCAAGAGCTCCTCGACATGATGGCGGCGGGGCAAAGTCCCTATGAAGCCTTCGCTCGCCAGCACATGGGCTGGACCGGCGGCGAACTGAAAAAACAGGACAAGGACCGCTACGCGCTCAGCAAGGCGCAGGTGCTCAGTCTTGGCTACCAAGCCGCTTGGGAAAAGTTCATCCAGATGGCTCAAACGAATGCGGGCATTGACATCACCAAGGACGACCCGGAGTTCATCCCACTGTTGAACGACGAAGGAGAACCCATGCTCGAGAAGGACGGAACGCCCAAGATGGAGTCGGGCTACGGACGTTTCTCGAAGAAGTGCGTGGCGGAGTTCCGCGCCAACAACCCGAAGATTGTGGGGCTGTGGAAGCACCTCGACAAGGCATTCAAGAATTCGGTGCTAGATGGAGAGTTTTCCATCGGTCTTCCTTCCGGCCGTGCGCTAACGTATCGCAAGGTTGCCCAAGAGTGGACCAAGGTGTATGACGAGGAAAAGGACCAGTGGCGAAATCGTCTTCAGTGCCGCGCCGAGGGGATTAAGCTGGGGCGCCTTGTTCGCATCGCCTACTACGGCGGCATGCTCACGGAAAATATGATTCAGGCGATTGCGCGTGACGTGTTTGGTGAACATTGCCTAGCCTTGGATAGAGAGTTTGGCGACGGTGCGGTGCTTTTTTCGGCGCACGACGAAGCCATCAACGAGGTGGACCAGTCGGTCACGGCGAAGGACGTCGAGCACGTCATGTCCCAGTGCCCCGAGTGGCTCAAGGGCTGCCCGATTGCGGCGGAGGCGAAGGAAGTCCCACATTATCTCAAGTGACCTATGAATTGCCGACTTTGCGGATGCTCGCTCGATGAATGCGGCGGTTACTTCCACCGGGTGAATGAGAAGGGCGTGAAGGGCATCTGGGAGTGCCGACCTGCCTGTGGCGTGGAGATTTCTAACCAAGAGGCGGTCTTGCTTGCATTGGAACCCTCGCCCGACACAGGGCCACAGTATTTTCGAGTTTTAGACTTCAAAAAATGGTGGTGGTGCGAATCGCACAACCGATGGGCCACACACGTTCTAACACGTCAAGGCTGTCTGCCGGAGCCGTGCTGCGACCCCAAGAGGGACGGCATCATGCTACCCTGTCTGTGTCGAAAAGACCGACCCCCGGTTGACGGGAAGCCATAACCCGAGATACTCTTATCCTGTGCGATATCTTAAGAATCTCTCCTCGTCTGAAACGTTTGAAGGAAATCCGTGGGAACTGCTGAATAAGGTTGACAAGGTCCCCGAGAATTGCATCGCCGACAAGGGCGCCCGCATCGCTTGGGCCAACGAGCCATCGACCAATTACTGCTTCTACTCCGGCTTCGTGGGCGTCAACGAGAACGGGCGCGTGTCCGAGTCCGGCGGAAAGGACAACGCAAACTACCCCATCGAAATGACGAGCTTCCCGGGTGACTACGACGCAAAGTTCACCGAGCTGGAAATCGAGAATGCAATCGCTCGCATGGACATCAAGCCGAACTGGGTCGAGCGCTCCCTGTCCGGTAATTGGCGGCTGGTCTGGATTTTCGAGCGGCCCATCATGTTTTCCTCGCGCACCTTTGCTTGCTTCATTCTGAAAAGTCTGCACGAGTTTCTTCCGATTCACCAACTGAGCAATCTGGACAAGGGCTACATGGAGCCCTCGCGCTATTATCAGCTCGGGTCCGAGTGGAAACAAATCCACACGACCCCGGTGCCTTGGGGCCTGCTCTCCGGCTGGCTGGTGAAGATGGTGCGGGCTTACAACTTCAAGGACAACGAGCCCGGCTGCAAGATTCCACCGAAGATGGTTGAGGAGCGCTTTCGCGAACTGTCCGCCACGCAGTATCCCCGCTTCAAGGAGTGGGAAGGCGACTTCGCCCCCGGCACGCAAGGCCCCACATTCTGGGTGGAGGGTTCGGAATCGAAGACCTCCGCCATCGTTCAGGACAACGGCATATGGACCTTCGCGCATCACGCGAGCAAGCCCTTCTACTCTTGGTATGAGTTGTTAGGCGCGGACTGGGTGAAGCGCTTCGAGGAAAATCGAATCGGGGGCGCCGTCAAGGACATCTACTTCGACGGAAAAGATTACGGCGTCAGACGAGACTGCGGTCGCTGGGACATTCTTAACAAAGACAACGTCATCAATGAGCTACTCGTGAACCGCGGCCTGACTCGCGAGGTCAGCAAGAAAAAGGGCGAGAGGTTCTCCGAGGTCGAGGGCGCCATTGCCTACATCCACCACCAGCAACGCGTGAAGGGCATGAAGAGTTTTGCCTTCTTCAAGAAGGGCAAAATCTTTTTCAACAACGACTGGTATATCAACACGCACAACATCGACGCCATGACACCTGCGAACGGCACCGCCGTCTGGGGTCCCGATGGGCAGTTCCCGTGGGTTTCCGAATACTACGACAACTTCTTCGCCACGCCTGACCAGCTGCCCTTTTACCTGAGCTGGGCCAGCTACCTTTACAAGGGCTGTTACCACCGAGACCTTCAGCTCGGGCACGCCGTTTACATTGCCGGACCCGTGGCTTGCGGCAAGACCTTTGGTTGCCGCAGGATTCTCGGCGGCATCGTCGGCGGCTTCGCCGAAGCAGCGGCGCACCTGCTCGGAGAGACTCAGTTCAACTCGCAGCTTTTCGACTACGGGCTGCATGTTGTCGATGACACCGCGGTGACCGAAAGCGAACGGATGCTGCGCCGCTTCAGCGAAAACATCAAGAAGGGCACGGCTAACAATGAGCGGGAGGGCAACGAAAAGTTCCGCGTGGGCGGAGTCATTGGATGCACCGCTCGAATTCACGTCACCTGCAACCTTGACGCGGATTCTCAGATTCATCCCGACATGGACGCCAGCATGAAGGACAAGGTCATGATGTTTTTGGCGCAGTCTCCCAAGAAAGTTTTCCCGCCCAAGAAAGAGCTGGATGAAATTCTCGCCCGCGAGCTTCCGTGGTTCTGCCGATTCCTGCTGGATTACGTAATCCCGCCGCAGTGCGTCGGAACGACGCAGGACGAAGCCCGCTTCGGAGGCATCAAGGCCTATCACAACCCCGAAATGGTGAAGAGTGCCCAACGGTCCAGCAAGACCTCGGCCCTCGCGCAGGTTCTAATCGTGTGGATGCGCGAATATTTCACGAAGACCGACGCTGACGCCAACAACTGGGTTGGGTGCGCGCTGGACCTCTACCAACAGTTTCAGCAAGTGCCCGGCATCTCGGAAGTCCTTCGACAGATGCCCTTTCCAAAATTCAATCGCGACCTTCACACGCTTAGCAAGGGCAACCTCTTCAAGATTGAAGAGAGGCCCGGCGCGGCTGGAGTTCACACATACGCAATCGACCGCAGCACCCACTATCCCAAGAATCTGACGGTTCTGGATGTGCCAGAGCAACGGACGGACAGCCCATACCAGAAACCTAATGAACAGCGAGAACAGCAATAACTACTACCGTGCAAACGAAAACCTCCGCTTCAAGCTCACGACTCCCGAAGAAGAGGTTGAGCTTTTCACCAAAGCAAAGAAAGGCGATGCGGAGGCTCGCGAATTCCTCATCCGAAATCATCTCCTTTACGCAGCTCGCTTCGCTCGCCGCCAAAATCGTGGCCGTTTACCGGACGACGAAGTGATTTCTGCCGTCAATGCCGCGTTGATGAACGCCATTGACCGCTTCGACCCGAGCCGCGGGAACCGCTTCACCCGATACCTCATGCCTTTTCTTCGCGGAGCCATCGCGGGCCTGTGGAAGGACAAGAACGTGGTCACGCCGTCCTCGCACTCCGACACCTTCCCGACCTTCCAGAGCTACGTCGAAGACAACCGCGGCGACGGAGAGCTCAAGCCGCTCAATCACCAGAAACGCCCGGCCACAGAGCTGGCTCCTAGCACCGACGAGGTCGTGATGGAGCAGGAGGAGCAGACGCTGAACCTCTCGCTCCTGAAGAAGTGCCGCGTGAAGCTGACGGCGGCGGAAAAAGAACTGCTCCGGCTTATCTACGACGAGAAGGTCAGCATGGCCGACATCGCCCGCACGCGGAAGGTGAGCAGGCAGGCCATTCACCAGACGCACGGGCAAATCATCGAGAAGCTGAGGGCAGCGTTCAAGAAGGGCGTGAAGAAGTGAAAACCATCCTCGCTCTTGACTTGGGCTCTGACACCGGCTGGGCTTACCGTAACCAAGGCGGCGGAATCACCGCGGGCACTTGGACCCTGCAAAGCGAGGACTCCCGGAAGCGCGCCGCCAAGCTGCGCCTTGACCGTCGTCTCGACCCCCGCATCCCCGCGCTCAACCGCAAGCTGGAAGAGTTCTGGCGAGCCCATCCCGCCGAGGGCGCAAGCATGCCCGTGGACTTTGTGGTGTTCGAGGACGTCCAGTTTTCCCGCTTCACCCTGCAGACGCAGCTGTGGTCCAGCTTCCGCGCCGTCGTGTGGCTGTTCTGCTATCGGCACAGCATCTCGACGGACTGCATCAACGTGAAGACCCTGAAGAAGCTGGCCACCGGCTCCGGCGCGGCCGACAAGGACTGGATGATTGAGGCCGCACAAAAACTTTTCCCTAACGTTCCGATAGTTGACGACAACTGCGCCGACGCGCTACACTTACTACAATGGGCAACGACCATAACAAAGAGAAGCGCATAGCCGGAGCTCACCAACAGCAGTCAGCCGTGGTGCCAACTCGAGAGGCCCTCACCCAAGTTCAGCTTGCCACGCTGCACCAAATCATCCAAGTGCTGCAGCCCTTCTTGATGTGCCCGAAGCCGTTCTTCCAGCTCGAAGAGGATTTCACGCCGCGGAAAATCGAGGGCGGTGTTGCCGCGAGCGCCGCCGTGACCTTCAACAACGTGTGTCTTTGCATTGATTCAATCCTCGAGGACAAGTCGCGCTGGGACACCTCGGCGCACGACCAAATCTACGACGCCGTCACTTCGGCCTACAAGGCGCAGGCCGAATACCTAACCGCACAGGCCGCGGCCCTGAGAGTCGCAGCCCGGCCAGCCGTGCAGTTCCACCCGACCATTGCGAACGACGGCGAGCAGTTCATATGCTTCTACGGTGACATCAACCGCACTGGCTACGCAATCATCGGGCTCGGGAAAACTCCCGCGGACGCAATGCAGGCCTTCGACGACGCTTTTGCGAAGACCTCGCAGGAACAAATCATCATGGCGGCGGAAGCCGTCGCAGAGAACCTTGAAAAAACCAAACCCAAACGCAAGAACAAAAATGAACCGCCGCCCTTGGACAGCTGAAGACATCTCTCTCGTTTCTGACCCGAGCCACACACATCAATTCTGTGCTGTGGCCTTGGACCGGAGTGAAGCCGCAATCCGCGGGCAGCGCCAGCGTTTGGCCCGAGCCGCGGCACTCGAAGCCGAGAGGATGAAGGACCCGGCGTATGCGGCCGGAAAAGCCCTGTCCGCCCAATTGATGTCGAAGGTGGGGGACGCCATCTCCAAGGGGAGCCCGTGGAACACCATAGTCGAGGGAGGAGCGTGGACCACCTCAAACGTTAACGCCGAAAACCCCACGGCGGTCTGCGCCACTACTGCCCCAGCGGTCGACCCCTTGATTGAAGCCGCCAAAACCATTCCGGCGGAGTTCGGGAATATCCCGCTCGACGTGTTCGATGGCGACGCTTGGACCAAAATCGGGCTTGTGTCCGACACGCACCTTTGCTGTCGGGAAGAACGCCTCGACGCTCTCCACGCGCAGTATGACCTTTTTCAGCGGGAGGGCGTCAAGGACGTTTTCCATGCGGGCAACATCGTCGACGGCTACATCCCGCGCATCAACGGGGCCAGCGTCATCGAGACCAGCATCGACGGTCAGGCCCTTTACTGCGCTCGCAACTACCCACAGAGGGACGGAATCACCACGCACTTCATCACGGGCGATGACCACGAGGGCTGGTGGCAAAAAGAGGGCTTCAACTTCGGAGCCTACTTGCAGATGGTCTGCGAGCGGCTGCAGCGATTCGACATGAAATACATCGGGCACGTAGAAGCCGACGTCGAGCTGAAGTGCGGCGAGTTCATCAACCGCATGAAGATTCAGCACCCGGGCGGCGGCTCCGCGTATGCTCGAAGCTACAAGGGCCAGAAAATGGTCGAGAGCTTTCAGGGCGGAGAGAAGCCAGCCATTCTGGTGCAGGGCCACTACCACGTCAGCGGCTACAGCTTCGACCGGAACGTTCACATCGTGGGCATGCCGGGCTTCAAGGACCAAGACATGTTCACGCGCAAGCAGCATCTCCGCTGTGAAATCGGTGGCGTTATCCTCGAGTTCAAGATGTCCTCACAGACCGGCGCCATCACGCGAATCCGACCCGAATTTAACATGTTTTTTGACAGGGGATTCTATAAAAAGTTCCTGCCCTCGGACTCCATGTTGCGCGGGGCACCGAAAACCATCATCACCGGAAAATGAGCTCCTTCGACGACATGCGGCCGGTCCACATCCTCGAGATGACCCGCGACGGCTGCGTTAAGCACACGGTCACGCAGGCCTTCCTGAGGGCGAAGGTGCACGACTTCATGCGGCGAACCATCATCATTGAGATGGACGGCGCCAAGGGCCAGAGGCCTCGCGTGTGCATCGCAGGATACATGGACTACCTCTGGCTTTACAGCTATTGCTACGACTACTTCGGAGGGCCGTCCAAGTTCGACAACACCTCTCCGGCAATGCCCTATGGTTTTCCGAAACACTTCACCTACCGAGGCATCCTAATTATCGAGAGCCTCGACAAAGAAACCGGCTACGCATTCGCATGAAAACCGCACTCATTACTGGCATCACCGGGCAGGATGGCTCCTACCTCGCCGAGCTCCTGCTTGAAAAGGGCTACGAGGTTCACGGCACCGTGCGCCGCTCCTCCTCGTTCAACACGGGCCGCATCGACCACATTTTCGACAGGCTACAGCTGCACTACGCTGACCTGACCGACTTCGCTTCGCTGTGCGACATCTTGGACATCGTGAACCCCGACGAGGTTTACAACTTGGCGGCACAGTCGCACGTGCGCGTGTCTTTCGACATGCCGATTTACACGGGCGACGCGACGGGCATGGGCGCCCTCCGTCTCCTCGAGGCCCTGAAAACCGTCAGCCCGCACTCGCGGTTCTATCAGGCCGGGTCCTCCGAGATGTTCGGCTTGGTGCAGGACAACCCGCAGAAAATCACGACGCCCTTCTACCCGCGTTCGCCTTACGGCTGCGCGAAGGTGATGGCGCACTACGCGACCATCAATTACCGTGAGGCTTATGGCCTGCATGCCAGCAACGGCATCCTCTTCAATCACGAAAGCCCTCGCCGCGGTGAGACCTTCGTGACCCGTAAAATTACGCGGGCCTTGGGCCGAATCAAATATGGGCTCCAAGAAAAACTGGTGCTCGGGAATCTGGACGCCAAGCGAGACTGGGGCTTCGCGGGCGATTACGTGAAGGCCATGTGGCTCATGCTGCAGCAGGACAAGCCGGGCGACTACATCGTGGCCACGGGCGAGACTTGGAGCGTGCGAGATTTTCTTGACTGGGCCTTCAAGTTCTCCGGGCTCAGCGGGACTTGGGAAGACCACGTTGTTTTTGACAAGCGGCTTCTCCGCCCAACGGAAGTGGACCTGCTCTTGGGTGACTCAAGTCAGACGAAAGCTGCGCTTGGATGGGAACCATCCATGAGCTTTCGAGCGTTGGTGTGCATGATGGTGGAAGCCGACAAAAGGCTTGCTTGGAAAGAGAAGCAGGCCGCATGATTTGACGGAGCGGGCGCTCTGTCGTAACCTACGAACCACAATGACCAAAATCAAATACTCAATCATCCTTCTGGGCCTCGCGCTGTTCGCGGTTGGCTGCACCAACGTGCGACAGGTGGGCAAAATCAACGGGCTCGACGTGACGCGCATCACCACGCGTGGCGTTTTCTCGCCCAGCACCACGACCATCATTTTGACTGACCCGAACTTTCCGGGCAGCATCGCGGAAGTTGTGGCCAATGGCTCCGGCCCGGGATTCGTTCCCGCCGTAGCGCAGGCGGGCGGCATCGCGGGCGGAGCGGCGTTGCTGCGTCCGGCGCGCACTTCCGTGAACCAATCTGGCGGCGGAGCAGTTGCCACGGGTGGAACCGCTGAAGGCGGAGCCGGTGGCGCGGGCGGAGCTGGCGGAGCTGGTGGAGTCGCCGCTGGTGGAAACCAGAACGGCGCCATTCATCACAACAATTAAAACGGCACACGATGGCCGATGCAGCTAAGCTGCTAGGGGCGGGAAGGACTCCTGCCCCGTTTTCTTTTGTGAATCACTACCCAATGACCATCGCCGCCCAGTGTGCGCGAGCCCGCCTCCGTAGATGGCTGGGAGCCTTTCTGGCCGCTCTGGCATTGGTCGCGCCGGTATCCGACGGAGACGCGAAAATAAAATTTGACGGGGTGCGCGAGTGGGTCGTTGAGAGCAAGGACCCCGTATTACTACGGAGGTTCAATGAGAACAAAGAAAGTCGAAAAATAGTGCTTGCGCCGAATCCGACCTGTGCGACATTGAGTCATGAACGAGACGACGAAAGCTTACGTGGAAATAAGCGGGAACACTTACCCCGTGAAGGAAGCCCTGAAGTCGATGGGCGCCCGGTGGAATGCGGCCAAGCGCTGCTGGACGGTCCGGGCTGAGCTCGCCGCGCAGGCTAACGCCCTTGTGAAGGGCAAGGCCTACGACGCCGCCCTCGCCGCTGCCGACGAGCACACCGAATCCGAGCGGGAAGAGTTCCTTAAGGGCACCGCCCCCGCCGTGAACTGGTCCGAGGAGCAGGCCGCGATTTTCGGGTGGTTCGCCACGGGCACGGGCAACCTCGTGGTGCAAGCCCGCGCTGGGACCGGCAAGACGACGACCATCAAGCAGGCCTTCGCCAACGCTCCCGAGTCCGGCAAGCTCCTCTACGCGGTGTTCAACAAGAAAAATCAGGTCGAGGCGCAGTCGAAAATTTCCGACCCCCGCGTTGAGGTCAAGACCCTCCACTCCCTCGGCTACAGCTTCATCAAGCGGGTGTGGGTCGATGTCAAGCCCGAGGACGCCGTGGAATACGACCGCATTGAGCACGTCAGCCCCGGCCTGCCCGAGGAAATCACCACGCAGGTCATCAAGCTGGTCGGCTTCTGCAAAAACAGCTTCGTGAACGTGCCCAGCCTGAACGAGGTGCTCGAGCTCGCCGACGCCCGCGACATCTCCGCCCCGGATGACCTCGAGCTCTCCTTCCCCCCGGCCAAGCTCTCCCAGATTGCCATCGACGTGTTGCGCTGCAGCCTCGAGAAGGACGGCATGGGCCGGATTTCCTTCAATGACATGGTCTGGCTGCCCGTCGCCGCCGGTTGGGTGAAGCCCACCTTTTCGCTGGTCGTCATCGACGAGGCACAGGACATGAACATGCCCCAGCTGTTGATGGCTGAACGCGCCTGCAACCCCGGTGGCCGAATCTGCGTTGTGGGTGATGACCGGCAGGCCATCTACGGTTTCCGCGGTGCTGCCTCGGACGGCATGCACCTGATGAAGCAACGCCTGAACGCTTCCACGCTCGGCCTGACCACGACGTATCGTTGCCCGAAGGCCGTGGTCGAGCTGGCCAACACCATCGTGCCCGATTACACCGCGGCTCCTTCGGCGCCCGAGGGCACGGTGACCGAGATGTCCCTGAGCTCGGCGGTCAATGCCCTCGTGGTCGGCGACGCCGTCCTGAGCCGCCTGAACGCGCCCCTGATGACTATCTGCCTCGGGTTGCTCCGCCGGGGCGTGTCCGCTCGCGTGGAAGGCCGCGACATCGGCCAGCAGCTGGTCGGCATGGTCCGCAAGCTCAAGGCCAAGAGCGTGCCGGATTTCCTCCGCAAGCTCGAGCTCTGGGGCGAAAAGCAGGTGCGCCGCGCTCAGGCTGCTGGTGGCAAGTTCGTCCAGAGCAAGATTGAGCTCGCTCAGGACCAAGTCGCGACGCTCACGGCGATTGCTGACGGCTGCGTGAATGTTTCGCAGGTCGAGGCGCGCATCACCGAGATTTTCCAAGATAGCGCGGGCAACCGGACCCCGGCCGTGGTCTGCAGCTCGGTCCACAAGGCCAAGGGCCTCGAGTGGGACACGGTGTGCTTGGTCAACTCGAGCTTCCGGAACGTGGCTGGCGGGAACGATGAAGAGGCCAACATTTTCTACGTCGCCGTGACGCGGGCCAAGAAAACCCTGATTCGGGGGATGTAATTTATGAACACTGACTTCATTTTTAGCCGTCCGCCAACTGGCGGCGGAGTTCGAACCACAAAGCAAGCAACGGGAAATCCTGAACTTTCTTGCCGACGCCTGCGTGGGTGAGAACAAGGCCATTACCATCCCGGGACTTGCGGAATTGTTTGCGGTCACGGGCCACTGGATTCAGCAGCAGGTGATTGCTCCGAGTAGGAAGACTTCTGCTTTTCTCGCCACGAGTCGAAAGGGAGTTTTCGTTATTGGGTCTGAGGAGGACGCCATGAAAATGATTGCGTCCTACGAGGACCGAATTGCCGCAGAGACCACCAACATGAACAAGCTACACTCTCTTTTATGAAACTCGCGATGGTGTCAGCAAGTCAATGCACAGACCGAATCACGTTGAAAATGCCGATTTTACGGTTGGATTGCCTCACGAAATGGCGGGGAAATTCGACGATTGCCTAAGGGGATTGCCGTTGGTGGAATCACCGACAGTTGCAACCCAAACCACTTAAAATGACACGAATTCCACACGTAATCCCGTATCAGGGGAGCAAGAGGAAACTTGCTCCGAAAATCTGCCAATTCTTCCCACGTTCGGTGGATGTTCTTTATGAGCCGTTTGCTGGGTCGGCAGCCCTCACCATTTTTGCTGCACAGAATCGACTGGCTGAAGAGTTTGTGATTGGGGATGTGTGTTCTCCATTGGTCGAATTGTTGAGGTTGATTATCGAACATCCTCGGAAGGCTGCCTCACAATACGAATCACTGTGGAAGGCCCAAGGGGAAACTCCGACTCAAAGATACGATTACTTCTTCTCAATTCGGTCCAAATACAATTCTGACCGTGACCCGGTAATGTTTCTATTTTTAGTTGCTCGTTGTGTCGCTAACGCCATCCGATTTAGTGCGAACGGCAACTTCACTCAATCACCGGATAAGAGACGAATGGGGACCGCACCTGACACTATGAGGGCCAGTATTCTGGCCGTGAGTTCCTTGTTAAAAGGGAAGACCCGCTTTTTTGTTGGAGATTTCTCTGAGTGTGTAAAGGACGCCACCAAGTCGGATATGGTGTATTTTGACCCGCCCTATAGAGGAACGACGGAAGGTTCGGACAAACGTTATTTTAAACAACTCGAAACCGAACGTTTGTTAAAATGTTTAGAGAACCTTAATCAAAGACGAGTCCCGTTTCTTCTATCCTACGATGGTTCTCATGGAGAAAAGCAGTATGGTTCGGACCTTCCAGATGAACTGGGGTGTGAAAAACTCTCACTTGAAGCGGGACGTTCAACACAAGGTACCCTCAACGGGAGGGTCATCCACACGACTGAGAGCCTTTACGTATCGAGGGGATTGAGTAATCAGAGAAACCGTAAAACGCAGGGGCAACTGTCGATGTTGTTTTCTTAATCTTGATGTCGAAGCAGGACAGATTTCACGTAGTCCTGAACCGTCTGACCTTGTTTCAATGCGGCCACTTTTAACTTATTGAATTGTGCAATTTCGTCGCCGCTCCACGTCATTGTGACAGTTCGTTTCGGAACAATCGCAACGTGGTCATAATTCTCCGGTGATGCCCAAAAGCAGTTTTTGCAAATATTCGGGTCGTGCAGCTTTAAGAAATTCTCACACGCTTCACACGAGAAACTCTTGGCCCTTTGGGCCGAAGCATCCAACAACATGAAATCTTCAACCTTGTTGTCATCCACCGAATCGCCTCCAACTCCATAGGGAATCCGGTGGTCAATCTGCAAGTATCTGTCTTCTAGCCGTTCTCCAGTGATAGTACATCGGCTGCCGTATTTTGAGATGAGCTCCTGCTTAAATGCTTTAGAAAATGCTTTCCGTCCTCCCATCCTTCCATCCTTCCATCCTTGATGTCATCAGGGTCGCCGAAAATATAAGCCCCGATGGCCCGGCCGTTTTCGGCCCTCACACGAATCGTTTTTAGCGGGATTCCATGTTCCCGCACATCACACGCCGCCCGTGGTGGATGATTGTAACCGTAGAGATTTTTCAGGTCCTCATTGGTGATTTGCCCATGTTTGAGAATGTGGTCTATCACGCACCGAGCACGTTTTTGCGTGACCGCATCAATCAACGCTTTAAGTCTTGGGTCGATGTCTTTCGCCATGCCACCAACATTTAGCAAGGCTGATGCCCGAGAATCCAGACTTAACTCGATTGCTTACGACGGATTTATTCTCTGCCAATTTTACCTTTAATTTCCACCAAACAGCCGTTCACCACTTCCTGTGGGACCCCATCTGCCGCCTGAAACGCAATATCAGGAACCGTGCAATCACGGAAAAGTATTTTGAGAGTTCCCGCCTCCAAGGAAACCGAATCGATTTCCTGGAACCTCGCCTGTCTAAAAACTTTTCCTCCCCGCAGGGTCGAAAATAGAATTAATCGGGCCGGTGTGACAGAGAACCAGAGGGTGGGAGTGGTGAAACTTGGTTTCAAAGCTGTCTGAAAGGTTTGAGTCGAGCTTTCTCCCGGCTCCAAAACGTTCCGTAATGCCTTTTCTACGTTCGGTGGTATCACTGTCGTTTGTGTTGCTGGATTCACAAAGTTGGCGTTTCGGACACGTTCAATCGAGTATCTATAAATGTCTGAACTGAGCCGAACTCCTGAACGATTTTGTTTATTCGGTCATCAGAAATTCGAGTTGCTCCGCAGTATCTCGCCGGTATGTTCGTTCTCGGGGTCGTGGGGTTCGCTGCTGGGATGGAACTCAGCAAGCGAGCGGTCCGACAGGTCGCCGTGTCCATCACGTCTCAGGTCTGCTCCTCCTTGCGTGCGGCTGCCGAAGACGTCGCCATTGGGCTCAACCAATAATGGCCAAACGCCAAAAGGTCTGGGCTCAAAAAGCCCGCGCCGCTCTGAGAGAAACTCTGGGCGGCGTTTGTGCTTCCTGCCCCCAGCGGGACGGATTGGAGTTCGACTGTATCGAGCCGCGAGGCGACGCGCACCACAGGATGGACACGTCGGCGCGGGTGTGCTTTTACCGAAAGCAACACCGGGAGGGAAACCTGCAAATGTTATGTCCGCGGTGTCATGCAAAGAAGACAGCCGCGGACATTGAGAAGAATCCGTTTTAGATGCCTTCGCCGTCGCCCACGTCGGGCGGGTTCAGGGGGTCTACGGGAGGCAGAATTTCGTGCGACGGGTCCCCGATGACTTGGTCATTCGGGGTCGGCTCGTAGAACTCGTTGTCCACGTCGTCCGGCGGAATCTCCGGAGGCGGGACGTATGGCGGAGTCGAGGGCGGGATAACGCCTGAGCTCGACGTCGACGAACTCGAGGAAAAGGAACTGGTGCTCATTGCTGCTCCGGTGGACGGAGAGGGATAGGAGTGGCAGGCGGGGGAGTGGGTTCAACGATGTAGCCCGGAAAGGGCGGCTCGTCGTAATCAATCGGAATCTCGACTCCCGGCGGAGGCGCAATCGGAACGTCTTCGTCCGGGGCGGGAGGCGGGGCAATCGGGGGCAGCGGGCCTTGCGGCTCGTAGCCGGGAAGGTCGCTTGGCAGGTCCGAAGTAATCTCGCCACCGGTTGGTTCGGAGGAAGAGGACGACGTGCTGGTGGAGGATGACGTGCTCGTGGAGGACGAGCTGGAGGAATAGGGGTCGCTCATTTTAGATAGGTTGTTTCAGGATGCTGTTGAGGATTTGCCCGGCGCCCGGGGCCGGTCCACCGGTCGGGCTCGTGGGCATCAAATTTTTCGTGCGCTGCGTGGCCAGCTTGTTCTGCACGGACGGCGCGGGCTGGCTCTCGGGAGTCATGGGAGCGGACGGCGCCGTGTCGGTAGCGGCGGGCACAGCGGCAGCTCCGGGAGCTCCGGCAGTCTTCACGGTGTCAAAGCTCGG